TTAATCTCCTGCCGGTCCGTTAAAACCAATCCCGGCCACATCGGTCAGGGCATAGGCAACTACACCCCAAACGGGTAAAGGCTGGCTTACATCGAGCAGGATAATAGTCTCGTCTGCGTCCAGCGCCTGGAGGGCGGGAACCGGATTAAGCAGCAGCCGCCTTAGCGTCAGCTCGCCGTCGAACTCAGCAACGATAAGCTGGCCGTGTGCCGGTTTCAGGGCACGATCGATAGCCAGCACTGAGCCTTTGACAATTCCCGCGCCAGCGCAGTCGATTTCACTGCGCATCAGATAAGTTGAGTAGGGGGAAAGATGCACCAGATCGCCCAGGTATAGGCGCGTTTCAGTGTAGTTCTGGGCGGGGCTCTGAAAGGCCATTGCTGTGCTCCATTCTGACTAGCGTTTAATCACTCCTGCTTTAAGTATAAGGCGCGGCAGAGGGCAACGCGCGTTTCTGGCCAAAGCTATGGACAGGGGCATCGTAAAGTTTTAATTCTTTCGGGCTGATGCTGGGTTTAAATGTTCCCCCACTCTGTTTACATTAGGTAATAAAGCAGTGTGTTTTTCAGGGCATGGAATACTATGGATATTCGACATAAACAGGGGAAGTAAAATGGCAGATTCTTTTTTCGACAATGAAGCATCAAAAATTCCTCCTACTGAGATTTTGGAGAGATTAGAAACTCTGTATGAAGATGGGGCGATGAGTGAAATTGAACGTGGTATTTATCGCCAAATCAAAGAGAGAGGCCTCAGTAGCCTCTCAACGAATCAGAGTTGGCATTTTCATAATAAAATGATCCCGCAATGTGTTGAAAGATGTTCTTTTAAGGGATGTCCTCGGCCTGCCTATCCTGGTAAAGAGTATTGTGACATGCATAGCTTTGAGTACGGTCGCTAGGTCAAGGTGCTTAACTAATACTGAAGCAGATGAGGGGTTAAGATGTATAACGATGTTGTTAAGGCTATGTCAGGAGCTAGGACGTTCGGCGAGCATATTAGTAAGTTACAATCAATATTGGATAATTCATCCTTTGAGCCACAGCTAGATTCAGCCATTCGGAAACTTATTAAACAATTGATGGACTATCAACAGCTTGCAATAAGTCAGAAGACTTCTAGTCAGAAGTTGCGACTAGACAATACTCAAATAGCGATATGCCAGCAGATATATGCTTACTGTCAGCAAAGGTCAGCCTCTAATGAACCTGCTTGGATGATTGCAGCCCGTAATGCAGGCTGGACTCCGCCCCAAACAAAATCTTGATGTATTTTTGTTCTAAGTGACCACAAGATAATAAAAAGCCCCTATTAAGGGGCTTTAGAGCAACATTAATGGCACATCAGGCAAGAATAAATTATATACAAATTAAAAAATCCTTAGATTTGATCAATATTTTTGAGCGCCAATATGAAACATTTCCCCGGCTTTTTCCGGCAGGCCTTAACGCCTCTTATTCCGCTTTCTTCGGCGCATGCGCTGGCGCTGCGGCCACCAGCTCCGGCTCAGGCTGTGGGGTGTCGGTTTTCGCTTTTGCCATCAGGATAGTGCGCTGTAACTGCGCCTTCTCGATGGCTTCTTTCACTATATCTGCGTCCAGCCCGACAACTGCAAACCGGTCCAGGCCTTCCATTCGGAACAGGCTCGTTTCCGGCATTACTTCCTTCAGGAGTTTCTCGTTTTGAACCGTGACGTAAAACAGCTGTGGCTCAGCCTCTGCACCGTCCGGGATAAACACGTAAGCATGCTGGCCAACGCCTAATGCCTGCAGGAACAGAATACTGACAGCAAGTGGCAATGAGCCATGTGATACGCTGACAGGCTGCTGCTTACCAGTGAGGAAGCCGTGTCGTTCCACGTTATATGGCATGTACTGGCTAACCGTCTCAACGCGCCACACGCCCGCCAGCGAACCGCCTACAAACGCCTCGCCGGTGACGTTCATCGGCATCTGCCGCATTAGCAGCTGCGCAAAACCATTATCCTGGGTTGGGGCCAGAGGTTGTGCGCCGGTTTTCTCGGTGATGGCTTTAGCCGCTTCCTGATAGCTGGTGGCGTCGTCTGGCAGTTCCTGCTGGTGCAGCAGCCAGAATCGCTCATTCCCGTTCGTCCATACCGTCACACCTTCAACGTCCTGCGGTTCAAAGCCCAGCGCGGCCACCAGCGCAATCTCAAGGTCCTCCGGGCTGATTACGTTATTCTCATCAACCTCAATGGCTGTGCTTTTACTGATAATGTATCTGGTCATGATCGGGCCTTACTTACTGGTAGTTTTAGTGCTGGTGGTTTTGGTATCTGCGGCGTCGTCAACCGGCGCGGATTCCTGTGAGTCTGTTGCGGTTGTAGCCGCCGCGTCTTCGGTAGGGGACGGATCAGTCTGTACCGGCGTTGTAGAGCCAAACCCGCTATCGCCGCGGGCTGTTTCTGACAGCTGATCAACTTCTTTCCAGGTAACAGATTCCACTTTCTCAATGGTTGCCTGCGCAATGACCATGCCAGCCTTCGGCTCGATAAACTGACCGCCTTCATCAGCAATCATGCGTAGCTTAATCTCGCCGCGATAATCGCTGTCGATGATGGCCACGTTGTTCGCCAGGCGCAGGAAGTTATTCACCGCCAGTCCGGAACGGGCATAAATTTTCATGCAATAGCCTGGCGGGATCTCCACGGCCAGTCCGGTCGTAATCCACCATGCACGCGGCTGGCGCGCAGCTCCAGACGTCTGCACAACGTTAAGTTTTGCGTCCAGGGCGGTGATATCCCACGCTGCAGCGCCGTCCGAACCACGGAACGGCAGTACGGCGTCAGGAGTGAGGCGTTTGATCTTAACTTGTGGCATGGTTTTTCTCCGGTGATTTAAAGGTGTAGTGGCGGCGCTTGCGGACAGAGTTTTCATAGAGAGGGACGTCTGTGTAATCCACCAGCCCGCGCTCGATGAGTTTTTTAACGGCCTGCAGGAAAAGGGAATGGCTTACGTCAAACTCCTGGCGGACCTTCCTGGCGGTAATGTAAGGGCGCTTATCGAGCAGCATCAGAATGCACTCTTCGGTTTTCCCCATTTTCAGCGGCGTCAGCTTGGCTGCATAAGCTGGTGACACTGCCAAGATGTACTCGTTATCAATGGATCGGGTGATCAGACCATTTTTCTGTAGGTCCAACAGCGTTCCCCGAATGACGTGGGTAGACGTGTCGGGCAGGGCGCGAGTAAAACGCCGGCGCGTGGCAATTCGTTCATCTTTCAGCAGCAGCAGTACGGCTGAGGCCGTCTCCGGATACCGGGCGCGGAAAATTTTAAGTTTTGGTAAAAGGTGCTTCAAAGTTCTGTTATCCTTCCCATTGGTTTATTTCGATACCTACATCCAGTGGTTGACGTGTAAGCCAGAACGGAAGAAGGGAGCCAGCGATGGCTCCCTTTTTCTTTAGTCCTGCGTCCACTTCTCGCCCGTATCCACGCACACCACGCCATGACACACGCGGCCCTGATCCAGTCTGTACGCCATACCGCCCAGCTTTAAACGTCTGCGGCAATGCTGCGCGCCTGACAGGTAGGCATGCGCGACGGGTGAATCAATCGCGCCTTCCTCGGTACTCTGACCGTCCTCAGCATCGGCATAGCCCCGCGCAAATTCACTCAGCATTTCGCGCCGGTCCTCAAAGCGGATTGTGTCGCCGTGGTCCGGATCACGGACATACTCAATCGCGCCGTATTTCGCCAGCGTGGCGACAGTTTTAGGGTGCCTGAATATTTCCTCGCCCCAGTATTGTCCGGTGCAGGAATCGACGTAAGAGCCGCTGGAGTAGGTGCCAATTGGTGTTGTGACGTCATGAGCCATAGCCACTGCCACGAAGAAGTTAACGACGTTGCCGGTGACAGACATTATTTCCCCGCAAAGAGCCGTTCACGGCTACTTAAGGTGTTGGTTTCTGGCCGGGTAAATGCGCGGTCCACCAGCCTGACAACGGCGGAAAATTCGCTTCTGAAATACTCCAGTAGCTTATTTGCAGCGCGGTCAGTGATGTTTTCCACGTAGTAGCAGGCACTGTATTGGTCGATCCTGGACTTTTCGAGGGTCAGCAGCGGGGCGGCTTCTGACAACGTAGACACGCCATATTCCACCAGTGCCAATCCGCCGCGCTCGATGGCGGTGAAGGTCAGCTGGTGGCCGTCAATGGTGAACGTTCGTGTCAGTAAGATTTGTTGTCTGGCCATCGGTATTCGCAAGATGCGGGATGGCCTGAATTGTGGGGGATAAATGATGGCGTTACAATTATTATTTTTTTAGATTTAAATAAATCTATTCCTCTATTCTCCGTCCAGTATTCCTGACATTTTTCCTTTCTGACTTTCAGAGCGGCGAAGGTAACGCATTACCGTTTTTGGATCCTGCCAGGTGCCTTCCTGCATGATTTGAGTAATTGTCGCGTCACGCTCGGCCATGTCCATCGCGGCACCCACGCGGGCGCTATGACCTGACCACTTGCTGTAGCGGCCTTTGTTGTCCTGTACCGGGTCTTTACCCAGCAGATCCCAAGCGTCCTTGAAAATCTTCTCGGTCGCCGGTGCCGACATTGGCTTTTCAGACACCCCAGCTGTGTTGTTATGGCGGACAGGCCCGAAAACCATCGCGTCCGGATGATGAATCAGCCCGGAAAGGTCCAGCCAGTGCAGTAGATGACCCGCAGCAGCGCGGCTAAGGTGCTTTATGACGCCCGCGGCCGTCACCATTGTTTTGGTATGGGACAGGTTGATCACCACATGGCCACTGTCGCTGATATCCAGGTCACGCACCCGGATGCGGCTGAGTTCAGACATACGGCACAGGGTGTTATAGGCGATAAACAGGAATGCCAGGTTGCGCTGATCGGTCAGCCGGTCGGAGCGGCCCATGAGGTGCGAAAGCAGCTGCAGGTCTGGCAGACGGAACGGCACAGCTTGGCCGGTGCGTTCACCCTGTAAAACTGCCTCGCGCCGGATGCGCTTCATGGAGCGCTTCAGATCCACGCTTCCCCGGAGGTCCGGCAGGCCACTTTCCCGGCACAGCATGTTCATCATGGCGTAGTGCTTGTCGATGGTGCTCGATGCCAGGCCGCTTTCTGCCATATCCAGGAAGTACTCCCGCGCCAGTTCCGGGTCGATCGGCAGATAGCCTACGTCACGCTCGTTACACCAGAAGGCCCAGCGCCGGATTACGGATAACAGGTCGCGAAAAGTATTCTCGGAATAAGCGGCCTTATCTGCGATGAAACGGCGCAGATTATTAGCAATATCTTCCGGCGTTAATTGCGTTAATTCTGCCGGGAGTGCGCCGGTCTTTATTTGAGCCAGACTTTTCATTTATATATTTCACCTCAAAACTGAGAGACAACGCTACGCAAAATCTATGAAAAACGCAGGGGTGCTGTACGTCAGATTTCACGTAGCGACGCCTAATCCAAAAGTGCCTACAAAACGACCACTAAGCCACCGGCAAAGGCGATCTGATCATTTGATCATCAACCACTGATCAAGCATACATGAAACATGGCAAACTTTATATAACACTTATTATTTAAAGTTTCATTTTTCGGCACTAAATGGGCGGGTGCTACCTTTGAGAGCAGATAAATCGAAAAATTTTAAAATTCCTTACGTGAATGTTGATGATCGGTTGACGGCCTTAATATATGATCAATTGGCATTCAAGTTGATTGCTAACGGTAACTATTATCAGTAGGCACTATCGGTCATAGCCCATTGCACCTGACAGTAGTTACACAATCCTGAACACACAGCTTCGTTAATAAGCGTGTACAGCAGAAATATCTGACAGATGCACAATGCAGACTAATCTTATTATTGCAATTCTAAGGAGAGTTGATTTTACATGCCTAATGTTTCTGTCTATATTCGCCTGCATTAAGTCCAGAGAGACTGATACCGCTCATTAATATTTTTTGGATACGATTATGCCTAACTTCAGCGATGTAGAATTTGAGAAGCGCTATAAACATTTTCTACAGGTACAAACCGAGTGGCTGGCTCTCATCACGGACAACCTGATTTTTATTGATAAAAACGCCCTGGGTGAAGAATGCCGCCCGATCGGTTTTATCACTGACAAGAAGACCTTTCAGCGCGCTGAACATCTACTGGCCGACTGGCAAAGTTTTGCTGACCTGGCGGAACAGAAACGCCAGGAGCGTTCCATCGCCATTACCACGAACCTTTATCTGCCAGTGCCGACCCTGATCGTGGATCCGAAGCACGTTACTATTAACCGCTTCCGTGCCACGGCCACCGCGAACCATACCCGCGAAGATATCCTGAAGCGCTACGAGAAGCAGATCGGCAAGCTGCGTAAAGTTCCGTTCGCAGCCGGTGCAATCATGTCACTGGAAGATGAAAAGAAAGCCTTTGAAGAGGCCGCGCCTGGCGCAATGTACCGCGCCCGGACCAGCAACTACTCTGATATTCAGGTGACTGCGCGCTATACCGACGATAAGAAAGACGAGGGTGAATCCTTCCGTTACGGCGCACACGGCATGCTGATCTATGGCGAGAACCTTAATAAAGAGCGCGATATTAAGCTGAATGTAAACAGCAATGGCGGTTACACGTCCTCTTATGATGTTATCTCACCGGTTGCATGTTCAGTACTGCCGAATGCCAAGCTGTACACGATGGAAGACGTGGAATACAGCAAAAATCTGGCCGCGCAGCGTTCATCAGTAGCGTACACCGTGAACACGCGCCGGTCTCAGTTTGAGACCAGGGCAAAAGCGAAGATTGCAAAGGCAAAGGACTCGCAGGAAGCCCGTCTGTTCAAGGCCGAAATTGATGAAAACCGCGATCTGCTGGAAAAACTGGAGGCATACGACTGGGCGCTCCTGGAGAAGAAAGTGGCCGCTGGAGATACAGAGCAGCTGACCATGCCAGAGATCCGCAAGCGCTATGGCGGTGAAGAACCACGCGCCGGTAAGAATATGCGCAACATGTACAGCCTGCTGCGCGAGTTAGAGAGTAACCTGAAAAATCAGGGCAAATAACAGTCGGTATTCTGCCACCAGCAGGTAAAACAGAAGGGCGCATAAGCGCCCTTTTTTATGCCCGTAAATCAGCCACTTTGACTAATTCTCATTCGTTTACTGACTACAGTGGTTGCCTGCTGGTGGTCAGGCCAGCAGCGCATCCAGTTCCGATAGTTCATCCAGTTTGCTCTGCGTGAAGTCGGCCATATCTTCGCTCAGTTCGGCTTCTGCCGGACGGTAGCCGATCAGGAAAATGAAGCAATAAGTATCCCAGCGGTCAGGCGACTTGATATTGAGCTTTTGGCGCATCTGCGGCTTCGGCACCATCATGATCCGTCCCATTTCATCCATGAAGTACGGAATCTTTGAGGCCTGCTCTGCGGTATGCTGTGACATATCAATGCGCATCCTGCCCGATCTGATCGCGTCAGCGGCCATAATATTCGCCCAGGCGCGCTGGTTCTTGAATCGCTCCCTCACCTTCTTACTGAATGGCGGCTGGCCCCAGCGAATACTGACTGCGTTCACTCCCCGGCGCTCCAGCTGCTTAAGCGTACCTGAACCCACGCCGTCACCATCCACAGCAATGGTGATGCCCGGATATCGCTCCTGCGTGCATTCATTGGCGATATAGTCACCGAACGATATTGGGTCCATTGTGCCGGGCATTTCCAGCATCTTAAACGACACGACGCGGCGCGCATCGCCGTACCCGGATACCTTGCAGATGTTGAGGATAGATTTATCGCGCCCGTTACCGACGTCGGCGGTGGCCACCCATCCCCAGCCCTTCTCCAGATACACTTTCCGGCGCGCTGCGCGATCGCACTCGTCACGCCCCAGCAGATAGCCGCTGACGTTGCGCGGGAAGCGTCCCAACACCTTCACCATATATTCCAGCGAGTCGCGCCCGCCGTACTCCACCAGCTTTTCACGGATGAATTTCAGGGTAACGTGCGGCGCTTCCTCGGAATTGAGCACGATGGCATTCCAGAAGCCATTAGGGTTATCCGGGTGTCTGGCTAACGAATGGTGCGAGTCATAGAAGTAACCACTGGGGCGAGTAGGCTGCGACATCATCAGCATGCGGTTATCTTCTTCTGTCAGCGCACCGCGCATGATTGCGATCGCTTTATCAGAGATACCCGATGCCTCATCGAGAATCAGCAGGATGTGCGCAGCGTGCTCACCCGCCAGCGCTTCCTCGTTACCCAGGCGATAGCCTTTACAGAGCACCTCCCAGATGCCCTTACGCGACTTCTCATAAAACATGGTGTCGGTCAGGGTGAAGTAGTTCTGAAGCCACGGATGTCGTCTGGCGGCGTTCGCCCAGTAAGTTTTGACGTACTTGAATACGCCGGTCTTTACCTGCCCGATTTTGTTGGCCACGATAATTACGCGGGCATCCGGATACATAATCATATAGATCAGCAGCATCATGGCCGTCAGAGAGGATTTACCCGTACCGTGTCCGGACGTCACGGTTGTCTGGCTCCCCGTCTCCTGCACGGAGTTCATGATCTCTTCCTGCTGCCAGGTGGGGATCATGCCAAACAACTCAACGACGGCCAGCGCCCAGTTATAGCGGTAACGGATAACCATATCTCGCCAGCGCGGGTCTGTTGTGACGCTCTTTATGCGCTTCTTACCACTCATCAGGCGTCATCCTCACCAGGTATGACGTCTATCTGAGGTATATCGTCGTCATCGTCGCCGTAAAGATCCGCCGTGGCCATAAAGTCAAAGTTGCCAGTGAGATTGCCCTCACCCGCTGTTTCGCCGGCGCGGTTCTCACCGTCCGCCTGCACGTCACCAAATCCGCCGCCATCCACCAGCGCCGCGACCGCTGCGCGCCGTTCCTCAACAAAGGCCGCGCTGGTGGCCTGCTGTTCGCGGAACTTCCGCGCATCCCGGTCCAGCTGCTCTTCACTGACCGCCCCGGATTCATCAACTGGTGGCTCGGCGTTCTTGAGCTCGTTCTCAAGGCGTCGGGACAGCGACTCCGGCAGCTTTATGCCATGCCGCTCGATGTACTCGGCCGTCTCCAGTAAGTCCCAGTCATTTTCCTCGCGCAGCTGGTAGGCACGGCTAATCACCTCGCCGGCGTTGTGCGTCAGAGCATGCTTCTCATTATCGCGCCGGTTCTTATCGGTGCCGCTGGCGATCGCCGCCACCCGCGTAGCGTGGTCGTTGACCAGATAACCAACCTCGATCATCAGCTTGGTCATCTTCAGGAGGGGGTGCGGCCCGCCGCCGCCCTCGTCGTCACCCTTTTTGCCGCCGTTTTCCAGGTTGCTGGCTTCCAGCTCAAATAGCTCGACCGCCCGCGCCGTAGTACGCTTCAGCAGGTCCATGTGGGCCAGCGAGTCAAACAGCACTGTTATGGCACTGGCTTCCACGCCCTCGCCCAGCACCTCTAAAGCCGATTCGTAATCCTCCGGCCGCGGGTAGCCGCGCCGGTTTGCCACCAGCTTAGTTTCATGGCCTTCTTCAAACGGTTTGCCCTCTCCGCGAGGCTTCGGGATGTGCTTCGGGCGCCCGGAATCCTGATCACCAGCATTTATGATCTTTTTGGCATGTGAAGCATTGGGCTTTTTCTTCGCGCCAGGCTGCGCTGCTGCGTCAGCGCGTGGTTCCAGCACTCCCTCTAAAGCCGCGCTGTGCCTGACTTTGCGCCCATTCCTGCGGATGATCAGGTCTTCTCTGCTGGCGTGATCATTGTGATGATCAGAAGCGTGATCACTGGAATGATCATGATTGTGATCACCGGCCTGATCTCGCATTGCGGCCAGCGCTTTGCCGTTCAGCTCTCGGCGTGCGGTGTTAAACGGCAGACCGTAGTGCTCACAGTACTCTTTGACGGTTATCCCGTTCTGCGCCTTCTGCTCGATGAAGGCTTTTCTGTGGTCATCCCAGTTAACTTTGGACATGGTTTATCGTTCAAAAGAGGCCAATAAACCAGGATGGTATGGAGTCTGTAATTTGCAGTGATCACATTAATGATCACTGACTATTCAAACGCGCTGAAAAATCACCGTTTAAGTGTCATTTTTTTAAAATTGGTGTTACTTTTGAGTCTCGCTAAGAGCTTGAATTCAACCACTGGATAATATAAATGACTAACAAGAAAGCTGTTTTAGTAGCTGTAGATGCGGGTTCGGGCAACGTTACGATTGCCTATGAGGAAGATGGTCAATGGCTATCCCTTATCACTCCGTCACTGGTCCATGAAGGCCACCAGCAATCCTATTCAAATAATGCGTCATCCACCTGGTTCACTGAAAACGCCAACGGGAATGAAGCAGCCTATACCGTCGTGAAAAAGGGCTTTACTGACCTGTACGATACCTGTGACCCGGATTACCAGATTTCCGCTCCACATCGTGTGCTGGTTCACGAATGCCTTAAGCGTGCGGGTATCGTGGATTGCGACGTTATCCTGGGTGAAACCCTGCCTATCGGTCAGTTCTACAGCGGCACTGGTGTTATCAATCAGGACCGTATTAACCGCAAAGTTGAGAGCCTGAAAAAGCCTGTGCGCAACTACAGCGGCGACGTTGCGCCAGCGCGCATCAGACACGTTGAAGTTTTCCCGGAGGCTGTACCGGCGATTCTGGCCGCACAATCTGAGTTTCCGGAGCTGGAACAGGCGCAAACCATTCTGGTAATCGACATTGGCCGGTTTACTTGTGATATCGCCATTGTTGATGAAGAGCTGGTGCCGATTAAAAAGGCCAGCTTTGAGCACGGCATTCAGAAGATGATCAACCGCGTTCTGGTGCTGCTGCAGGAGTTCGAAAAAACGTCTGGCCGCTCATTCAACGCGGAAGAGATCCCGGTAGGTATCGTGGACGACATTATCCGTCAGGGCTACATCGGTTCCCGTATGGAAGCCGCCAAAGCCAAGCGTATCGACGTGACCAGCGTTATCGATCAGGCAGCTGGTGAGCTGGCGTCTGAAATCTGGCGTGACGTGCGCTCTCTGCTGCGCAACGTAGTCGCTCTGGATGCTGTACTGGTTGTGGGTGGCGGCGCTAACTATCTGGCAGGCCGTCAGGCTGGCCTGACCGACCACACAGCTGATTGGCACGATGTTGTTATCATCCCGGCTAACCCGGAGCTTTCCATTGCGCGTGGCGTGTTTATGGCGCTTATGTCGTCAGAAGACGAGCTGCGCGACTCGATCAAAGAGACTGCAACTGTTCGCGATATTAAAAGCCGCGCCAGCGATAAAGGTTAAATATGAGTCAGGTATTAAGATTAAGCGGGCTGGAGGACGACGGACTACTTACCGGCGCTGCTCTGAATGAATATAATCGGTTGCAGACGAACGCGGCCAAGCGTAGCTATTTGGTACGCCTGGTGCGTAGCGGCTACGCGCTAGATGAAATGGGGCTGAGTCCCGTCATCGAGCTGCTACAGACGACGGACGGCAAGAAGTTCCTGAAAATGTCTGAGCGTGAGCGCCTGCAGCGTCTGCTTACCATGATCAGCGCTCTGCTGGGTGAGAGTGCTGGCGTACCAGCTGTTTCTGCTCCTGCAACGCCTGCAGCGCCTGCAGCCATGCAGTCAGCACCACCAGCAATGGAACAGGCTGAGCCGGAGACAGTTACACCACCAGCAGCTGAGCCGAAGGCTAATACCAGTGAGCCAGCGCAGCCGGTTGCTGAAACGTCCCGGAGTGCGCCGGTGTCTTCGGATGAAGAAGATAAGCCACAGGCATGGGGTGGCCCGTCTCTGGCAAAAGCCGGTAAGGGACGTAACCTGCTTGCAGCCAGCAAAAAGAACACTGGTCAGTCCTGATTATCTTCTGCCCCGCTCACATGAGCGGGGCATTTTTCATCCTTCCCCGCATACACATATCCATCAGTTCCCGCGCCATTGCGCATACCGATAGCTGATCCAGTTCCTTTTTAAGCAGGACCTGCTTAGTTGCGCTTTCCACACACAGCGAACCGTAATTCAGATCCTTTCGGCCACGCACTTTGAAGATGTAGCCATTAATGGCCTCCAGCCGGTATTGCCGGGGATAGGCGTCGGGATGTACCCGGCATTGTGCGAATGGCGAACGGACAAAGGAGCGCAGAATATTGGAGATTATACCGGTGTTGACCAATAGGTTCGGGTATTCCCTCTCCACCAGCCTTGTGACTTCGGCCACTGTCATGTAGTCCTTCCTGCGAATCAACAGATCGGCCACCTCAATACTGCTCACCTTTTGTTCCATAGACTGCTCCGCTTTTAATCACTGCAAGCAATTCTAAGGTTTGTATAATCTGCATAAGGAGGAATGACGTAAATATCGCCATTATTAGCAGGTATAAACTGGTATTCAGGACAAATCTGGACATGTCGGACGCAGGTCTTTACTGGCTTGTAGTTTTATCTGGGAATGAAGATCTAAGTCTGTATGTATGGTCCAATACCGTTAATGACACAAAGTAATGCCATTATGTAATTACGTGAGGGTTGGTACTATTGCGATAAACCTGAATTTTTTCTTAGATTTTAAATCATAAATCTTTGCATGCCGCTGCCAGATGACGGTAGTTATTCAGTTGAACGTGTGTCAGATTTCCTGCTGAAAATTTTAGAGTAGTTCCTGAACGTTGCAGACTATGAAAGTTACCATGTCACGTCTTAAACATGAGGTTTCCCAGTTAGGGAATTTTGTTTACAGAATACATCATCAGGCCTTAGATTATTCGGTAAATTAGGCGAGTCCTTTCATAGAAACAAAATTTGCCTGCATCTTAACTGACTAGTATCATAGATATGCTCAACAATCCCATAACATTCTGGCATTTAGTAAGGGGAAATATGTCGCAGAAAAACCGTGTTATTTTCTGGCTTGCAAGAGCCGATCTGCCATATTTTATCGAGCCTCATGAGTTTTATGTCGCTGAAGCAAAAAAAAGAATCTTATCGCAGTTTTATGATTTAGAAAAAGAAGCGTATGAGAAAGAAAAAGAGTTCCTTATGGCTGCTGAGGAATACTATCATGATGACCCTTTTGCGGCCTATGATGATGCTCATGATGCAGGAATTAATTATCTATGGTCTCTCAGTGAAATGCAAAACACTGTGCTACTGGCATTAACAGCAGGTATGTACCATCAATTCGACAAAAAATTAAGAGAACATACTATAAGGGAGCTAAGTAATTGGTGTAAAAGAGAAATAATTACCCTAATGGTTTGGGACTTATCCTTCCACAGACTTTGCGAACTACTAGAGTGGATTGGCCTTAAAATTAGTGGAACTAAGTATGGAGAAAGCATAAAGGCCTGCAACTTGGTAGTGAACGTATACAAACATGGTGATGGTGATGCACATCGAAAACTATCATGCAATCATCCTGAATATTATCCTTACGCAACCGGTTTTCGACGCGGAAAAAGCGAACCTAAACATGACGACTTACATGTTTCCGAAGAACAATTTGTAAGTTTTTCTGACTCGATAACATCGTTTTGGAAAGCTGTCCCAGAGGAATGTTATTACCTTGACCTAAAAGAACCGCCCACATGGTTAGATAAAGTTGTGGGAAAGGTAGAAAAAAAACTCAAAGACAAGGAGTAGCCAAACCATTTGAAGCTTATCATTTAATACATTCAGCTTAATATAATTATTTATATACACCATAAAACCAGAACCTTAAAATAATTTAAGATTAAAATATAGTCACAAGATTTTTTAAATAAGCCTCCAGTCTGTTGCCAATAAGTCGATAGAAGCAGGAGCCCAGTCGGAAATCGTTTGCTTTTCGGTATCAATGAGCAAAAGCTGGGGCATCTGAGTTACGGCCACATCCTGGCTGCAATCAAAGTACCGGGCCGGTACGCCGTACATGTCAGATCCGTTAAGTGCTGCGCGTGTCAGCCCTCTGGTGAGATGTAGATAAACACCCTTCCCCCATGCAGCCCGCGCTACCTTGCAGCCCTCTGACAGCCATAATTGCGCCACGGCCAGCGGCGCATGTTCCTGTCTGAAGTTCAGTTCGCCTGCATCGATCATCGCCTCATTGCGAAGAATCAGGTCATGCAGCTTAATCAGTGCGGCGCATGCGGCGTAGTTCAGTGTTTTCCCGTAACCGGTCATTGTCAGGCCGCTTTTGCTAATAATGGCGGCGTAACCTGCATTTGTGGTCTTGGATGTGTCAGTAATGGTGTAACCCAGGCGGGAAATGGTATCCAGCAGCGCCATGTAATCGCCTGCATAGTCGGCTTCTGCGTCTGCAATCAGGCTGATAGTCGCGTTTAACTGTTGAGCGGTCATCATTATTAATAGCCTCGTTTCTGCTTGCGCTTCTGCGCTGCTTGCCTGCGTTTCTTCTCTGCGGCCCAGTGCTGCTGAGCTTCCGCAATGCTTGTGGCCAAATGACGTATTCCCTTTTCGATCTCTTCCTGTAGGGGTGGCCTGCTTTCGTCCACCAGTAGCGTTCTCACCTGCGGAACCGGGACGGACGGCGGACGGCGGGCAACCCAGCTGAGACTCCCCATAATTACGCCCATCAGTGCGATCTTCTTCATGCGTTTTCTCTTCCTGCAGGCGTGCAGAATCCCCGGCAGGTGCCGGTGATTAAAGTTCACCTGGTTAAGTCCGGCGTGGGATACGCACGGCGATAATCTGAAGCCTGCGCCGGCGCGTGGCCGGGTGGCTGTAATGGCATTGTGCTGACCGGATTCGAACCGGCTACCATCCGTCTGTCCCCATCAGGCCTTACGGCTATTCAATGGAACGGCGGTTGCTTCCGTTAAGCGGCAACACAACGGTAAAAGCACGTTGCAGGCGCTCTTACCTGTTGTCCTGTCTCAGCATGCCACCAACTGCGCGATAAGCCATTTGTGACCGGCAAACAGTCCTGCATTAAGCAGGCAGTGAAACATGACAAACTGCATGGCTCTCATAGTCTTTGTGTAGTTGCTGTCACTCATGCGTTCTGCATCCGGATAAACTGACTGTATGACACTGATGATGCCTGATATGTCAGGGAAAGCGTTAGTGGTGGCCGGTGCCATACCCGGCAAATAACCTCTTAAGTGACTGGTCAACCTGGTTACTGGCGGCTTTAACCCCTGTGTACGCGACTGAAGATGCGGGGGCCAGTCTTGCGATCGCAGCAGCAACTGCGAATGCACCACAACGGAGAGAGCACTGCATTTGACCACCTTACGCCGCGTGTCCCGTAACGTTGCCTTTGCGACCTTACAGCTTTGCCGCCAGGGGAAGTTACACAGGGGCAGGCCATATATCCGGCGCAATGCTCTTTCCTGTTGGTGTGACTTATTTGCGGCGCTTCTGCTTCCTGCCGCCTCTTACCGCCTTGATGAATGTCTCGATGGCATAGATGGCCACCAGCGCATAAATTACAGTGAGAAATGGGTGCTCTGCAGCAAACTCTGATAACGACATATTGCGTCCTTCGTGGAGGAATGCTGTCTCTTCCAGCAGTCAGAACTAAACGCCCAGGCGCTCAACCCGTGATGGCAACAACCTATTCGCTGGCTGGTACATTCTGTGTTGACCGGATAACCAAATAGACGAGAAGGAAATAAAACGCCCATGCTCCGCACCCACATGTCCCAAATGCCCCACTTTCGGCCACCAGCAGGGATCGCTGGCATATCGTTACTGGCCGGGCTCAATAGTGTTGCTGTGACCGTTTCCCGTTAGCGCGATTGTTCACTGAGGCGGGACTTAAACCCGCTTTGCTTTCGCAGCCCATCGCTGACCGCCCGTGTTAATTCACAGGCAAGGCTTTCGCCCCGTGGATTCCGTATCCACAACTCCTACGGTGTGTTAAAGCGATCACCACAACGGCCGAGAACACTGAGCAACCACGCGCCGGGTGCTCATTTAAGTCACCCTACAGTGCCCTCGCCGTTATGGGCTGGACTTTCCCAGCAGTCACGGCGTGTTGAGGCCTGCCGATACCCTGCCCCGCCACCAGCCAAATTAGCCAGTAAACAGGGCATCGCCTGGTGTTGACGTGTAGTGCATGGGAGGCTGGTGCCACCAGCTGTCCGATACGGAATCTACGGACGGGTCATGTAAAGGAATTTGCAAAACGTCAGGTAACGGTTCCGTCCCGCGTGCGCATAGCCGCATTCCCCCATTTGTGAGCGCGCTGACAGAGGTAATCTTTCGCCAAACGCCAGGTAAAACGACAGAAGCACCAGCACGCTCACAAATGGTGATCCCTTACGAGGATCAGGCGGGAACATGTTTAAGCCTCATGGGGCGTTCTATGCGCGGGATTAGTCCATCAACCGCGTTCACTGCCATGACAGGAGGGGCTACTTGCCGTTCACCCTACTCATAACACGCCCGGAAAAAGCTAATAACCGAGGGCGGCCCGTTACGAACTGGTGCATGGGGCCTGATTTGAACCGGCGGCGGACTCAACACCTTCTGCGTTCGGCCTCTTCGCTACCCATGCTGAATACTTGCCGGTGCATACCCGGCGCGGACACTTAGGTATCTGGTCAACCTGTCCGCTTGCGTCACGTATGAGGTCAGGAAACCTCGCCAGATTTGCAGTGCGTTTGCCTCGCTTGCTAAAGTGTTTTCCCCGTTTCAGCCGTCAGCACACCCTGATGCACTCACGGCTGAACCTGAAAAAAAGCCCGGAAACTACCGGGCCTAAAACCCTACTACACACAGCAAAGCCTACTATTATGAATATTGCACGGAGCCGTTAAGCCCTTGTCAGCGGGGAGAAATGTACACAATGCAGAGTGATGAATCAATGAAAATCTAAGAATCTCCTTAGATTTTCAAAGCACATCGAAGGAGGGTTAGCGCCGCTTTATCTTAGGGTTCTTGATGTTCTCGATGTCACCATTCACTTGCGTCCATTTAATGCACCAGCTGTTTATTGCTGCGCGGACCTCATTCACTGATACCTCGCTTAGCCCCTTCACTTTCGCCAGCTGGTCAGGCAGTTCGCCACCAGCATCTGCAACAGTCTCATACCCGTCTTTAATCAGTGCGTTAAGGATGCGTGTCGGTATGGCCAGCTCGGAAACAGGTGCAGCTTTGCCGTCCTGAATGCGCTGGTGAAGACGTGGGAAATCCTGCGCCAGGCGCTTCATAATCAGTGTGTGCAGCTCGTCATTGATAGTCGTGTCCCACATCGGTTCGAGCTCCGGTAGCAGGCGGAATACAGGGTTTCCCCATATTCCCGGCACCACGTCCATAGCCAGCATCATCGCTGTGCGGATCTGTAAATGAAAATCAGCCGTCTCGATCGAGATATCGCGGATACCGTGGAAGACGCTAAGCCCAAAGTGGAAGTTGTAGATGTAGCAACCCACGTCGCCGGTGCCGTCCGGCAGCTGAAGCAGGAACTGCTGCACGTCTTCCCGGCCATCGTGGAAATCGACGCGTTCCTTCAGGTGGTTGTAAAGAGCGGTCGTCTTCATCAGGTCATTGGCCGTCGCGGCGCGCTGGCGGCGCTCTTCTCCGACAACCTTATCCGCAATGTTGAGTTTACTCTGCAGCTCCTGTCGTTTGCTGCTGTCTTTCTTACGATCGGCGCGCATCTGCGAAATGGTTTTGTCACGCTCATTCAGATCACGCGCCAAGCGCTCAGGATTTTTACGTCGATACTGGGAGTATTCCTGCGTCACTGTGGCAATGGCCAGCTGCGCGGTTGTCAGGGCTGATCTCACTCCCTCCAGCTGGTTCTCTGCGTTTATCACGCGGTTGTCCGCCTCAAGCACCTGAAGATTAGCCGCCTCGCGTGCCTCTTCGATGGCGTTCTCTGCATCGAGACGGATTTGCGCTACTTCACTCTGCAAAGCGGACTGGGCGCTTAGCTGCTGCTGCGCCTGCTCCAGCGTGTCAAGCATCAGGTTGTACGTGTCAGTTTCATGATTAAGGCGCATGCCAATATCAATCTGGATCTGCTCCAGCGCGTTCGTGCAGTTATCAAGAAGGCGCTGCTCCAGGTCATCGAGCGTCAGGCGTTTACGGATGGAATTAAGCTGGCCGTAAGCGGTGACAAAGGCTTGGTGAAGAACTTCGTCATCGACTTTGCATAAAGGGAGATTTTGCAGCTGTTGGAGTGGAGCGAGAGTAGTCATATTGAGAATCAGATCCGCATGTTATTTGCGAAGAATGATAACTCGAAATTAACCACTGTCTAATATTTTTCTTAGATTTAATTAAATGATTAAGCTGGGTTGCTGGTGGCGTTGTCTCGGATTCCGCCACCAGCAGAGGATTACAGTAGTTTCAGCGCCGTTACGGCTATGGCGGCGACAACGACAATCATCAGTACATTCAGCAGTACAGACGGCACTTTAATTTCGCCGGTCTCATACTCTGCCTGCGTCATCCTGCCCAGGTAGCTGTGTGAGATCAGCACTGCGTTTTCGTCAAAGCTCAGCGTAGCCCGAACGTTCTCCAGCGCCTGGCGAGATATCTGACGTGTGGCCAGCTGCACGACTCCGGATCGCATCTTCCCGTTGTCGCCCATGTAGCAGACCGTATGGTAGTGGTATGGCTTACCCTGCCCCATCAACTGATAACTACCCAGTCGCTGACGCGCATATCGTTAATGCTCAGATCGTGTATCTCAACGCCGCCGTCCGGTCGGGTCAGCATCAGCACATCACAGCCTTCATGCTCCTGCTCCAGCGACACAAAGTATCCCGCCTCCCACGCTTCCCGGCGCATCAGCAATTCTGGATCCTCTTTCATTTTCAGCAAGGCGCGGTCATAGCTGCACGTAATGGCACCGATTCCAATTTTGTTCAAACCTTCAATCTGTGCCGTAGTCATGCGTCCGCGTCCCTCTGTTAATGATTTTCTCAAGATGTAACTGATCCCCTTCACGCCGCCGAAATAGTTCAGCTGGCGGTTACTCATGCCGCTGCGCGACATAAGCTCCTGCTTCGGTACTCTGAAAATGCCGACGTCCATAGCCATGTCGGCAAAAACCGAAAGCCCCCGGCCCAAGCCGTCACGCGTCTTTTTACGGCGCGCATACTGCTCAAAGGTCGGGCATCCGGTAAAAAACTGCGCGTCAAAAAGCACTTATTCGCTCCAGAAAACGTCATTCTCATGCGCGGGCATTACTTCGCCTGCTTTGAGAACTGAGTATTGCTCTATCACGCTGATCGTCTCTTCAGGTGAAAATGATAAAAGAACGTAATACCCCTGCGCTTTCAGGCGACGCAACCACGTCAGCTGATACTCAGAAGGCACATTCTTACCGTGTTTCTGCTCTACCCGCATTCCGTGATAGATGCCTGCCGGTATTTCCAAGGACATATCCGGAACGCCCCGCTTTGCGCCTTCAGCCTCGATCGCTGCGGCGGTCGTCTTTAAGCGAAATCCTCCGTTTGGTACGGCATACAGATGGTCATAAATAACCCTGTTGTGACGGTAAAAATGGTCAAAGATTCGAACCTGATCGTAATGCTCTTGCTTGCCTTTGCGCAGATCGGGATTTTTGACGAGAGCGGCCAGCGCTTTTGCGTGAACCGATATTTCAATAACTGCCGCTAACCAGGCAGAGGCTTTGCCGGATTTTACCGACGCTCCGCCAGCAGATTTATCAGCTGCTTTGGTGCGGGTTTTTTGGTTTTTTTTATAGGAGTGCAACCACTCTTCACTGAAGCGCATATCCGAAATCGCCAACCGATGATTAATTAGTCTAAAAGGTGGATCTGCGTTGGGGGGGTATTTTTAACGCTGAGACGGGAAAAAACAAGCCTGTAATCTACATCTTTGAAAGATAGTTATTACAGGCAGTTATCATTTTACTGGTGGGCCATCCACATGAGCGCCAGGGTATAAACGATACCGAGCGTACTGAAGCAAAGCACGAAGAACCTGCCGATCACATTAGAAAAAGACGTGGCTTTTGCCGAAACAGCCTTGTTTGAGGTGGCATTAACAAAATCACGCTGCGCTAAATTATTCATGGTATATTCTCTTTGTTAGGTGCAGGGGTGTACGTCGCCAAACTGAACCCCTGCAAAGTGAAAGCCCGGCCTTATGGTCGGGCTTTTTCTTTGTCGCCGCCTTAGCTGCTTAATGCAATCTAAGGGTTTTCTAATTTAACATAAATTAAAAACACTACTTTTCGTCACTTTTCACCTGCGACAAGGCTTCACCGGCATTTTTGAGCCGATTTAACGCGTCCTGCAGTGCGGAAATCCAGCTGCTTTTATCCAGTTCCCGTACCCGCTTAACTCTCTCCTGTGTATAGGGATTAATCACCCAAACCCATGCTTCATGATCCTGGCGATTGCGCATTGTAAATACCCCGGTTGGGGGGTAAAAATTCAGCTCAGCACCATTGGCATAGGCATAGGCTTCCAGTTCCTCCAGCTTAAGGTACTTGTTCTCTCGCGGCACGGTGTCTCCTAAAATCTTCTTTTCTCTATGGATTCATCATAGCTGACGTACATGTAAGGTTCAGTATCATCCGCCGAAGGTGTCACGGGAAGCAGATGTACCGCGCTGAATACGGCATCGTTTTCGGTACGGTCGTCAGCGTACAGGTGCGCAGCTATGACCGTAAGAGCGGGACGTGAAAGCGAGTATATTTCAGCTACATCGCTTTCGACTACCTGCCCAAATTGAGTAGTAGCATGTTCCAGCAATAACGTTTTGACGGCTGGCCACCACGGACCAAATGCCCGGTAAGCAAACCTCGCACTGCTGACGCGTTTTACTAAATTTTCCAGATAGTTTACTAAAAACGCCTCTTCGGTTCGCCCGTCCAGCGCCAGCGGTAGCAGGCTCTCGATGTAGGTTTCGGTTGGCTTGATGGTATCAATGAGTGTCGTCATATTTGACGGCCCTTGCGGGCCGCTCCTGAATTATGCGTTTACAATATCGGCGCGCAGCGCATCGAGATCGTGAGAGGAAGGGATTAGCCATGCGGCCTGTGTGAACTCATTACCGGCGACAGGATCCTCTTCGAAGTTCCAGAATTTTGCGCCGTACTTCTCTTTGATCAGGTCACGCACCTGCTTACGCTTCAGTACCGGCTTATCGCTGGTATCCATCAGGACATAAGCGCCACCTGCCGGGAAGTCGATTTTAAAGGTACGGTTTCGCCACTTACGCGAAGCAACCAGCTCCAGCTCGTTTTTCATGACCTGGAAGCCATCGGACTGCTTCTGTACCTGAACGGTGCGTACTGTCGTTGCCGCGGCCGCTGCGAGTCTGCTGGCCTCTTCACGGCGGGCCTTCACAACGTCTGGCGACAGCTTGCCGGTTATCAGCGCTTTGTAGTCATCCCACGTCATCGCGTACTCCCGGTATTCGCCCTTCTCCATCCGCTCCAGCCACGCATAAACCATCGTCAGCTGCTGCTTGATAGCATTGGATGATGCGAATGTTTCCACACTAATTCCGGCATCATCGAGCGCGCCCAGTGTTGCGCCGGCGTGTAGATAAATTGCAGCCGGTGACTCTGCAACGGTCGCAGCCCGGTCAACGTCACTGAAAGCGTCAAACTTCGACTTTACAAGCAGCACAGCAATACCGGCCTGGCTGTCGCTTTCGCTCATCTGGCGGAACTGCTGCAGCGCGGCGGCGGCATACTGCTCTGTCAGTGATCTGACAGCCTGTACCTTGCCGTCTGCCATCTCGTTACGCAGCTGATCGAACATACCTTCGTACTCATGACGGTTAGAGAAGCCCTCCATGCCGTTACGGAACTGGCGAAGACTGATAACGTTGCTCCAGTAGTAACGGTCCTGCGCCGAACCCAGGAAGGCGGCATGTGCCTCTTCATCGTTCGCGCCGGTCACTGTCCGCTTTTTAGAGTCGTTCGCTTCGAAGTCGGCCACCAGCCGTTTGAAGACTTTAACCACGTCCGCCATGCCCGCTTGCTTCCCGTAAGCCTGCAATGCGGTATCGTAATTACGGCCAAACATTGCCTTAAAGAAGCCCTGCGCGCTGTAGATGTTGTTATCGACGCTGTACTGGTAAAGCTCACGCTTCAGCTGTTCGTCGCTATGGTCAGGATACAGCCACGTTTCGGCCGGTCGCTCTTCGCTGGCGCTGATCGCGCCGCCCAGGTAAGCCAGTTTCAGCCTGCCGTCATTGTCGCGGTACAGCCACCCGTCTGTGCGCACATTCAAAACGCCCGCGTGAATAGCAGCGTAGAAGTCAGCGCGGCTCAGCGTGTACGCCAGCTCTGTTGGTTCAATGCCCCGTGCAGCCTTCTGAAGTGCTTTAGCCTGGTCAGTGGTGATATCCACGCGATCGCCCACCAGCGCGGACGGCATTTCTGCAAAGCCACCGATGTTCGGACCGGTATAGCAGCGCAGTGGCTTATGGATCAGCTCAACCTCAACCGTATTTTTCTCCGGGAAGAATTTACGGATCTGGAATACGCCCTTATCGTGTTTGTCGTCATTCATCCAGATTTCATAGCACGCTCCAATTCGTACCAGCTGGCCGTCGGGCAGCTTCATGTACTGCTCCGGGGCGCGCAGCACGTCCGGATCGACTTCCAGCACACCGGACTTAATTGCACGTTCCACTTCCCCGCGGGAGCGTTTGATAGTGCTGGCGGCGCTTTTAGAGCGCATCAGCGCCTTACGTGCGCCGCCCAGATCCTGCTCCAGCTTCTTTTGCTTCGCCAGGCCTGCACGCAATTCAGCGCGCGCTACACGACGATCCTGACCGCGCCACTGATCCGCTGACCGTTTGCCATACTGCGCGACTTCGCGGTTATAGGCGGCTTCTGCGTCGCTTACGTTCTCACGCAGACCGTCAATGTCCCCGCTGATTGCGTCAAACTCGGCTGTAAGTCGGGTTATATCTGCCTCCAGCACGTCAGCAGGAGTCGCGGCGGCGACGCTTGCCTTCAGGTAGATATCCAGCTCGGCAGCGGCTTCACGCTCGGCCTGCTGACGCTCGGCTTCACGCTTCGCTTTCAGCTGTGCATCCACGCGGGCGCGGCGCTCTTCCGGGTTAGCGGCCAGCAGTAGGCTTTGCTCCTCTTTCGACTCCACATCGCCGTTCTTGATGCTGGATACATCGGACTTCATGACGTCGTTGATCCAGTTTTTCTTACGCTGCAGCGTCTCCAGACGGAACTCGTCAAATGACCCTTTGCCGCAGTAGTAATGCACGCGCATGGTGTCGCGCTCGGAGCCCACGCGGGCGCCGCGGCCGTTACGCTGATCGATGCTGGCAGGCGTCCAGGGTAGTGTCAGATGGTGCGTATCGGCGGTGCCTTTGTGCAGGTTAATCCCCACTTCGGCCTTTTTGTTGCAGATGATGATCGGCGTGCGGCCTTCGTTGTAGTCGGCAGCAATGCCTTCCATTCCGGCCAGAGAGGCGTCGCTCAGCGCGGCCTGATAATCTTCATAGCGCGCCAGATCCTGATAGTACTTATCCCATGCGCCATCTTTGAAACTGCCGTCCGCTTTTTCCACCGGCTCCACCGGCTGCTTAACGGGCTTCACCTTCACGCCGGACGCTTTACTGACTGTCGTGGCGTTGATAATACCGATCTGCTGCTCCGTCAGACCCAGGGCGCTGGCGATAATGCGGCGCAGCTTATTGTGCTGGGACTTTTCATCCATGAAGATGATTTGCTTGCCATCCGGCAGGCCTGCTTTCAGGTTCTCAATCAGCGCGGCATATTTTGGCGGTACTGGGTGCGAGACGTTCTCCATACTGATACCGGCAGCGGCGATCGCGTTCAATACCTGCTGCTCCAGCGTGTCGCTCACCACCAACTCTATGACGCCCCCGCGATTCTTCAGCGTGGTTTTGACTACCTTGCTGGTGCGCGTGTCGGCCAGGCCGGTTTCCGCATCCTCAGCTGTCTCTTCTTCGTCACCTGCAAGCAGCTGGCCACCGGCCTCGCCAGGCAGCGCACGCGCCACCTGTTTAGCGAGCTCCAAATCCTCTTCACGGAAACGGAAAGTTATAGCAGAGCGGTACAGGTCCGGATCGATTACCACCTTATCCATGTCGCGGATCACGGAGAAAATGAAATCGTCGTCGTTCTGAACGATTAACATGGTGCCATCACCATTGTCTTGCAGGGATTCCTTCTGCCCGATACGGCTGGCGCGCTGGCGCAGCTCTTCATACAGCTCTTTCTGATCGCGGGTCATCGGAACGCCCACGGTTTTCTCGTCGAGGCCTGGAATCTTCACGCTGTCTTTTACATCAGCAGCGGATTTGAGCGTCGTCCAGCGATGGAAGATACCGCGCAGACCGTCCAGGTTTTTGAAGCCCACCAGCCCCTGCTTGTCCTCCAGTTCGCCGGAAATCTTCTGTACGGTTACGGACTCGGTTTCACCAAATACCCGCACGAAATCATCCGGCGTCAGGATCCCCATCGCCTTCCACTCATCCAGCGACACGACGTGTGACAGCATGTTAAAGGCGTCAATCGGGGAGTTAACCAGCGGCGTTGCGGTCAGCATAACGACGCCGCGGCCGTTGTACTTTTTCATCATGTACTGGCTTTTTACGGCCATATCACGGGCAATCTTAGAGACTGACGGATTCGGCAGGTAAGCCAGCTGGCCCGCCTCGCGTCCGGCGCTGTGCGAGTTACGGTAGTTATGCCCCTCATCCGCGATCACGCTGTCAAAGTGCATATCCTCAAAGTAAGGGATCTGGCTCTTTTTCTTCGTGCCGGTATCAGCGGCTTTATCGCGGAGTTTGTTACGGGACGTGGCGGCGCGGTGCGTGGACTTCATCAGGTCCGTGCGGCCATTCTCAATTTGGTTGAAGACTGCCTGGCTGGAGTTTTCCTCGATCGTCTCCGGGCGCATCGGGATATCACCAAACTGCTCTTTGGTCATTACCACGGCACGGTAGTTGGAAACCGGGATCATGTTCATGCGCTCAAGCACCGTTGCGGCCGCGGACTCTTTCACGACATTACGCATCACCGGCTGGCCGTCTTTGTCCAGTTTCGGCTCGTTGTTTTCGTCACGCTCCTGGGCCTGCATGATCTGGCCATCTTCGCCGCGCACTTCGTCCAGCCCGACAAACAGGATGTTCTGGAAGGCTTCGGCACTGTAGAAACTCTGGGCTTCGTGATACCAGTTTTGAAGGACCGCTTTTGGCACAACGTAGACAGTTCGTTTACTGCGCCCCACCTCGTAGTTATAGGCTTCCAGCGCCAGTGCCGTCGTGGTTTTACCCAGCCCCGTACCAAAGCCCATGATGCCGCGGCCGTCTTCCGACAGGCGCCGGACTTCCGCATTCTGATAACTCAGAGGAATACGTTTACCGCTGATCTGCTGCAGCTGGAGAGAGGAAGACGAATGCTCAAACGGAACGTAGCCGTTAAAGGCGTCGTTATAGTCGCTGACGACGGTTTCCACGTCAGGATGGGTGCGCAGCCAGTCGTTAAAGTGCGACTCCAGATCGCTGATACGCTTCAGATAAGCGTTAGCGTGGACGCCTCGCGGCTTCACGCCGTTAAGGTAGTTTTCCAGCTGGTTATAGAAGCCGTCTTTGTAGCTGGCGCGCTTAAACTCAGTTACACCCGCTTTACTGGTGACAGAGCGGACTTGATAGCCAGAGAAAACGCCGTCTTTACCCGCGTAGTTGTCTTCTGCCGTCAGATACCCGTTATCATTTTCCAGATCCTGGGTGTATTTGAAGTCATCAAAGCCCTGTTCGATCAGAAACTCTTTGATCAGTCGGCGGTCCAGCCAGCGGGCATTGAGGTTAACCGTAATGTCTTCGATCGGCGTGTGCTTACGCTTCTCGTTAATGGCTTCCAGCTGGCGGACATAGTTCGCCTTTAACGGGCCATCCGGGGCGTCGTCAATCAGCCCTGCAAGGCGGGAGACTTTGCCCCGCACGTTGCCGCTGGTGGCGCGGGCCAGCGGCATGATGTTGCCGTTGCCATCGAGGGCGATCTCCGGGAAGGTCGCCAGGTGCGCCAGCAGCGCCTCGTCATCCTCCGGTAGCTGGCCGGTAAACGCGGCGCGAAAAGCGGCCAGCGCCACAGGAACCAGATCAACATCGCTGAAAAGGTGCGATACAACCTGCTCCGGGCTGGCGAAATCAACCGCTACGGCCTCGCTGCGGTCTATGGTGCCGTTCAGTAGCGCCGACAGATCGCCTTCCCGGCTGACGTTGGCCTGGAAACTCAGCCAGCCCTTCGCACTGGCGTCTGATAATCCCGCCAGCTTCAGGCCTTTCGGAGTGCCGTACTGGCTTACTTCCTCGCTCACCAGGCGGGCAGCGTCGGCAATGATGCCGCTGGCGTCGCCGCCCAGCATCTGCGTATTCAGCGCGTCGTTGATGCGCAGACCAATAATCGAGGCACGCATAACGCGCCAGCGGTGGCCGGGTTTCTGCTGCATGGCGAAACGGATCGCGGCGTGAATGCGATCGTCAAACAGCTGCGGGTATTCCACGCTGGCGGCATACAGGGCGCGGCTGTCCAGCGACAACATGCCGTTGATGGTGCGCGTTTTTGTCTGTAGTTCGCCAAACGTCGCCGCGCCGAACCGCTCCGCGTCGATCCCGCTTGATGCCGTGGTGGCGTCTTTAATAAAACGGGTGCCGTCATAGGTGTGCCAGCCCCCAGCCATGAGGCGCTTATCACCTTCAACAGGCGACTGCCAGACGGCGGCAGGCGTACCCAGCCGATCCCAGTCGATACGGCTGTCAAAGCGGCGCGACAGCGCGGCCTTCATTGCCGCATTCGTCAGCTGGCCATCTTTTTTCACCACCAGAATGTTGTTGAAGTCCGATCGCTCAGTTTCACCGTGAACAAAGCGACGGCCTTCGGTTTCGAACCACTTGCCACGGATGAACGTTGGCCACAGGACGCTTGCAGCCTCAAGTGACTGTTCATCGCTATCATGCACCAGCTGTGTCAGCGCCTCGGTATGTTTGCGCAGTACCCATACATCAACAACCGTTGCGGTACCGCTTTCCGCAAATGTGCCGGACGGCATGCGGTGCGCACCCAGGAACTCCGCCACGCGGGAAACGCGATCGCGCAGCTTTTTGTTATTGCCACCGCCGTCGGTCATTCCGTTGGGAACCACCAGCACCACCAGCCCGCCATACTTCACCTTGTCGATGGTGCGCATAACAAAGTAATGCCCGACATTGGTTTCATCACGGTAAGCCGGGTCGAGCTCCGCAAAGCCAGTGCGCGAGTCGCCAAAAGGCACGTTGCCTACGGCATGGTCATAGCTGTTGTCCGGCACGGATGCCGCCAGCTTCTCAAACGCGCCCAGGCGGACATCATCCTCTGGGTGCAGCAGCTGGTTAATGCGTCCCGACGTGTCCGAAATCTCCGCCGACGTCATCATTGCGCCGGCGGGCTTAGTCTCCTGGAATACGCCTGTACCTGCGGACGGCTCCAGCATGTGACCGCTGGTAATGCCGTAATCGGAAAACAGATCCCAGATACCTTCTGCCATAAACGGCGGCGTGTAGTACTCATACTGACTTCCGCCGCTGCCTTCAAGACCGCCTTCACCGCTATAGCCCGCCAGCACCCGACGCTGATCGTCGGTCAGTTTGTTGCCGTCGAAGCCCTGGGGCAATGAGTTAAGCAGCGCGATCGCATTGTCGTTTGCACTCCGGCGCTCACGCTGCAGGCTCACGCCTTCACGCTTGGTAACACCAAACGCTACTACGGTCCGCTGCTTATGCAGGCGCATGACCAGCCGGATCAGTTCCTCAACCGATCCCGCCTCCTGCACCGCCCTATTTGCTGGATTTTCCACTGTGTAACTTTTCCTCAGATTGCATAAAGCGGATATGCTTTATTTGATTCTAAAGGTTTATTAAATAGGGCGTATAACTTTGGCTACTAAAAATAAGGCATTGTCCGTTTTAAGCGCGTTAAGGCAGGCATTCCGGGGAGCGACGACTCAGGCACCACAGAGCCTCGCCTGGACCAACGGACAGAACGTGGTCGTCTCACGCTCCGGGCTGGCGGCGATGGCCTATAACGAGGGGAAGGCGGGGGAAATGACTTCTGCCGGCGACAGTCTTTACCTGGGCGCGGAGCTGCCGCTGGACAGGCTGCAGCGATATGCGATTCTGGAGGAAATGGCGAACAGCCCGACGTGCTCAGCCGCACTGAATATCCACATTGGCCACGCACTCGCGCCGGACAAAAAAACCGGGCTGGCGTTCTCCATCGTGCCGGTTGATCCGTCCGACGCAGAAGGCGCGGCGCGGGCGAAAGAGCTGCAGGACGATCTGGGCGCAATGATAAACCGGCATCTGCCGTCGCTGGCCATGACAATGGCTATTTTCGGCGTCTCTTATGTGCGGCCCTATGCCCGGACCGGAAAAGGGATCACCAGCCTGGAAAACAGCTATTACTCGCTGCCTTACTTCATTCAGGAGTTTTACAAAGGCGATCAGCTGGTGGGCTTCGGCGGGGATTACGTGCTGGCACCCGACACCCATACCCGCACGCTGTCTGCGCCGTGGTCGCTGGTGCCGATGAAAAATCCCTACTGGACGCCTACGCGCAACGTGCAGCCGGTAACTTCCGGCAATCGTGGTTACTCTCTGCTGTCGGAAGAGGAAGACAAGGAGGTAGCGGAAACGCAGAACTACGGTACCAGCTTCCTGGCGCACGCCTATGAACCCTTCCTGAACCTGGTGGGCGCACTGAATGCGCTGAAGGCAACGCGCTATAACGCCGCCAAAATTGACCGGCTGATCGCCCTGACAACCAACTCACTCGATCCTGTCGTCGGCGCGAACTACACCCGCACCGTCTCGCAGACGCTCAAACGCCACGGCGAAGCACTCCAGAAAAAAGCGGTGAACGGCAACACCATGCCAACCGTGATGAACCATGTGATCCCGGTGATGGGTGACGGCAAGAACGGCATTACAATTGATACGCAGTCGATACCTGCTGACATTACCGGCATCGAGGATGTGATGTTTCACCTGCGCCAGCTGTGCGCCGCACTCGGTATCGACTCGACTATGCTCGGATGGGCCGATCAGATGGCAGGCGGGCTGGGCGAAGGTGGCTGGATACAGACGGCTATTCAGGCGGCGCTCCGGGCGCAATGGCTTCGCCAGGGCGCGCAGGAGATGATTTACCGGCTGATCGACATTCACCTGGCGTTTAAATATGGCAAGGTGTACCCGGTCAATGACCGCCCCTACGTGGTGCAGTTTAACTCCATGAACACCGCCATTCAGGAAGAAGAAAGCCGCGAAATGGACGCCCGCGCCAACTTCATTACCCTGATGGTGCAGGTTATGGACGCGCTGCAGGCTAATAACAAGCTGGCGGAAAACGATACGTTTATGCGTTATCTGTTCAGCGATCAGCTGAAAATGGACGGCGGCACGCTCGACAAAATGCTGGCGGAGTTTGAGAAAAGCAGGAAGAAAGCTGACGCGCAGGAGGATGAAGGCAGCGGCATGATGAACGAATCGGCGCCTGACGGTTCGGATCCGGCCAGCTGGACTCATGACGAGCTGGTGGCATTTGCCCGTTATGTGACAGCACCAGGCAGCTAACCAGCGTTAAAAAAAAGACCGCACATCACATCCAGGGAGGTGTGCGGTTGATAAACGCCTTATCAATGCGATAAAGAGGGAGATGTATCAAGAGTGATATTTCGCTGACAAGTAAATCAATGCCCCAGAGATACTGACAGGCAGCTTATTTTTTATTCGGCTTTTTTGCGATGCTGAATAAATCAGACGCATCAGACTTAGCCGTTTTTATATCGGGAAGTACCACGCAGTACGGACACGGCCCGACCTCTGTATAACTTCTTTTTGCCATGCTCAGCGCCTGAACTAACGAGTAACAGCTACCGATAAAAGCCCGGTATTGTTTATCCGGCAGCTGCTTACAGTCAGTCCGGTTCAGTAGTAACCCGCTGCTTCCGCGGTCGCTGACGTAGAACTTTATGGCCTTACTCATGCCATGACCTTCTGCTGTGTGTAACTCAAAGTACCATTCGGATGGATGCCATTCGTGATTATCCCTAACCCGTAATAGCGGCAGACATGTCTATGCAAAATTTATATAACAAAATTTTTCACATTATCCCGTCTGCGTTGACAAAAGTTATCACTAACTTAATTAATTGAAAAACACTTTTAACGGACTTTATTTTTATCTTGTACAGATGAAATTTTTTTTCAGCAGAATTAAAATCATAAAATTAATCTAACTGACTGATCTGCCGTCTCGCTTGCATAGTAAACTAGTAGAATATGCAAATAATTTCAGATTTATTACCGGTAAAAAAAACCAAAAAAATCTAGAGTGAATTATTTAGCGCCACTGGATTACCGCATAAAGATCAGTTTTTATGTACAAGTAATCATTGCTTTTATCAAAAAAATTGACCTTCAATCGAAGCTGTTTAATACAACAAGAAATAATATATCAGAGTTATTATTTTTTGTCTTCTGACAGTTAGCAGCACAAAAAAAGCCGCACCCGGATATTCCAGTGTGCAGCTTCAGATTATTTTCTTATAGTAAATGCCCTGCTGTGACAAGCGCAGCTAATTGGGCCACTCATATAAAAAGTGTTGCACCGCAACGACCTCCAGGCCTCTCTTGATTTTCACAACCTGCTGAGGGCCGGTCGGCTCAAGTTCGATCGCCTGTTTAATCAATGGTGCTGCAGGCTTAACAGCCGCCGCTTTGACCGGCTGGCATGCCTGCGTCGCCATCATTTTCTTTGCTTTGGCCGCAGGCCTCTTTATGGGCTTCTGGCTGAGATTCAGCAGCCGCTCTTTGCAGGAGTCTGTTTCTTCAGGATTCTGGTTTTTCAAACATACTGGGCATCGCTCGGAATTACTATGATGCGTAAGTGCCACCGTCATCGCCTGCTTTGGGGTATAGAGCGTGCCGATAAATATCCGGCTATCAGGCGTTTTCGGCAGAATTTTACAGCCTTCACGATGCAGCAGAGTACCGCTTTCATGATGAAAGCTGAGGTAGTATTTCTTTGCTTCTAACATGCTAAATCCTTCGAGCAGTATTGAATCTGATTAAACAGAAACAAGGTAATGATATTGACTCTTATTATCAACCTTTTAATTTGTGGGTATACAGCCTGTATAATTCAGCCTGGCACTGAATTATACGCGCACAAAGTTAATTAAAATAAATTAACAGCCGTAGCCTGAATCGGCCCTGATATCTCAGCCATAAAGTAAATCATGACGCTTCAGTGTAGCAGCGAAATGATTTTCCAATCAGTTGAAATAATATCGTCAGGAGTCGGATCATAAAAAGACAGCCCGCCTGACTCGCTCATGACAATAAATTGTCTTTGACTGTCAGCGTCTGTTTCAGTGAATACGTGAACTGGTGTATCGCCCCACTTGGTACGACGACAGATAATACTGTCCGTCTGGCTTATGGCTGTCATGGCGTAGTTAAAACCTGTTTCCGCCTGGGATGGCGTGTCGGGGATATCAGACATGAAATGCTCCCTGTGCTTTGAGACGCGTCACAACAAGAGGTTCCAATCTCCGGGTGGTGACGTTGACAGGGTTGGAACTACCGGCGCACAAGAAAACCGGCCTACCCGAAGGTAGCCCCGCCAACGCCACCATAGATACGCCTGGTTTTTTCCAGACGTGGTAGCGCCGAAGGCACTGAGTGCCTGTTCTTATGCTTCAGCAGGGTTCCAATCCTGACCGCTATACTCACGCGGCGCGGACACTATAGCCACCATGTTGATAAATTCAATATGTCTTATGTGAAATTATCCACTGGTCATTAGATCCAGACGCGGGTGAAGATTAACTAACCTCATAAATTACAACCTTTCTACCATCCTCCCGCGCTGGTGATCACCTGCGCTGCCTCCGCTTTGCGGGGTATCCCAATGTGATTATGAGGTTTTTATGAACGCTCTCCGCACTGTTACGGACCGTTTTTCGCTGATTGATAAAATCCGCCGCTTTACGCCACAGAATGACCGCAATTACCTGCTGCGCTCTGTACGTGAAACGTTCGCCAACCCTGAAACCCTGGAGCGAATCCAGCTGGGGGAAATGTTCGGGTATTACGGCCACGGACGCCGCGCCGCCTACTATGCGAAGACCGGGCGGCTAAACCTGCCTGAATTTGCAGTTGTGATGATCGACGGCAAGCCGGTGACGCTGGAAAACGTGCCGTCTAACCGGACGCTTGAGGCCAGCGTGGATGATAACGGCATCGTGACTCACGTTCAGGAGATTCTGGACACTGAGCCAGGCAACATCGTTGACGGCATGAACCGTTCCCGCGCCGGTGGCTGGTCATGGGCGACAGGCGGCGACGACAACGCCATCTCAAAAGTGACCAGTTTTCACGGCTTCGATTACGTGACCAATCCAAACTATATCAGCCAGGATCACCCTGCTCTTCTGCTGGAATCTGCCAGCGAACGCGCTGACGCGATGCACGCGGGCCTGATTGAAAAGGGGTATTCGGAGAACCAGGCGGCTGACATTATCCAGCACTTTGAAACCCTGCGCGCCCAGGCGGCAATGCTGGAGTCTGCGGATTCTTCGCTGATGGAATCGGCGCTTCACATTGAGCATGGAAAGCGTCTGGAGCTGGAGGAACGTCTGCGCAGCGCGCAACTGATGATCGAGAATGCAGGCGCCGTCGCAAAGACACGCCGCCGGATTATGAAAGATGCGCTGGCTAACATGCCGCTGTTTTTAAGTAAAGCCCAGCAGGCGGCACTATGCCGGATGGACACGCCGGAAGACGCGCAGATTGTCGCGGCAATGCTGGAATCAATTGGCACAAATGCGACGGCCACGCTGCCGATTGGAACAGCCCACCAGCACACATTACCGCAGACGCGCCCGCCAGCCGTGAACTCAGCACCGCTACTCTGGATCAACACGAAGCGGTAATGGGAAAAGAAAACCGTGCCCGGAATGAGCGGGCACGTTTTAGACGAAACTAAAAATTAGGAAAAAACTGAGTGTTGATCCTTTTTTGGATCGCGTTTATTATCCGCGCTCTGATTCAGTTTGACGGCTGAACCAAAGACGAAAAAAAATCGCCTGTTGACGCAGACGATTTTTAAACAACTTTGTGTGGTCTTCGACAACCACACCGGCGTTGTGCCGCATAACTTCTTTGAACGGAAGTTGCCCTTAATTCCCAGTAGCAAGGTACCTCTAGCAAGGAACCAAAATGATTAGAGCCTCGCAAAAAAAAGAGACTGCAACCATGACGGAACTAAAAGCATGTCTGAAATCACAAGGATTCCAAACGTGTCTATAGTAGCTAATAGCACCGATCCCGGCAACACTTTTCCCGCAATTCGCTCAAATAACGAGCACAGATCTGCCCGAATTACAGGCTTTGATCTTACTCACATTATCGAGCTATCACCCCTCCCGAAGTCAGTAAGCCGCGTCTTAAAATTTGCCTGCAATCTGGCCGGTTCCACGTCCGAGTTCATCATCATCAAATCGCTCCGGAATCTGGCTGAAGAAGCCGGTTGCAGTATCTCAACCGTTCAGCGAGCCTACCGTGCTGCCGTTAAGCTGGGGATCCTCAGCTATGAAGAGCAGCGCGATGAGAAAAATCACAGCGTCAGCAAACCCAGTAAGTACACATTTACCAGTAAAGCCCTGTCCTTTGTCCAGGCGAGTCTGGATGCTTTGAAAGAGGCAAATCTGAAACCGTCAGGCCGTCAGACTATTGTCCGGAGGGTTATCGCTAACGCCTTCTTTAAAAACGATTTTATCCACAATACCCCTGGTCAGAATGAACAGGCTACCCCTGGTCAAACTGACCAACAAGAATTAAGAGATCACTCCAGTAAAAGAGAAATACAAAATGGGGAGCCATTAAATTCTGAGGTTAAAAAGTCAGCAGAGCCACAACTGGTACCGGTGAAAAAAATCGGGCTCTACCAGAACACACAAAAGCAGCTGGCAGCAGCATCGTCAGCAGCACAAAATGAGCGAAGCGCAGAAGAGTATCAGCGCAAAGGCGGCGTACTGCATGAAGCCTACCAAGCGCTTAAGTCCACGTTCAGGGCAAAGCCTGCTGGTGGCAGGAAGCCGAAAGGCCGCCGCTACTCTGACCCATTGAGCGGCAGCTTTTCGGCGGGTTTGGATTACTCAGTCATACCTGAAGGCTTTCGAGGCTGTTAATCGGTAACTGTGCCACCAGCGTTCACATAGGCCGTCAGCAGCGCTTCAATCTTGTGCGTTTTCTGACCATAAGGTGAGCCAGTGAGCGAGGCCCAGATATCATTGGTTTTACCGATCGCCGTGCGGATCCGCCCTGCCAGCACGTCGGCATAAGCACCCTGCTCTTTCAGCAGTTGATCGAGTAACCGCTCCTGTGAGGCAGGACTAAAATCAGGCAGACCCAGCTGCTTTTTGTAGGCAGGCCAGTAGCGATAAAGCTGCTGATAGCGGCCCGCTGCGGTTGATGCCAGGCCATTGTGATTAATCTGTTTCGCATTGCGATGTGCAAACGGGTGATCACCGAAGTCGGTAAAGATCTCACCCTGCATTTCACCCAGCCCGGTCACGATGACGTCGTAGCCGCGCATGCGTGTTAACGGGTGAGTACTGGTGCCTTCTGAAAAGGCCAGCATGTCACCAAAGGCTTTACGGTTTGGGGATTGTTCCATTGTGGTTCCGCTCTCAGTATTGATAAAGAGCGGTAATGTAGGGAGTTTGTACTTTTCATGTTTAATCCATTGCATAATCAATGTATGTACACTTACTCTATTCTTAATGAGCTACATTAGTTATAAAAAACTCAAGGAATATATAATTTAATGAAAGGTACAAATCCCTTAATAATCCAACTTTACAATATGGATGAGTCTGTCATAAGACGCTTCGAAAAAGAGAATTTAGAGCATTCAGAGCATCCACTCAATGGAATGATTGATGTAGAAAATATAGATGAGATCCCTTACTTTTCTTCTATACCTAATAATATTCATGAAGCTGATTTCATCATTATAGATACTACAGCGAGAAAACAAAAACCAGCAAACCGCTCAAGCAATATAAACATTCAAGTGCCAGACGGTGTTACTCATTATAATATTTTGCCTTTTGATGTTCATAGCATCATGAATGGCGTAAAACAAACCAGCCATAATCAATGTGTTATTTTTTTCATGAGCCGTTATTTTGCAGCCCAATATACTGTTTTCCTTGAAGGCTATGCAAAGCCATCACACCCTAATTACAACACGACAGGCATTGAATATAACGACGTCTCACGCGCGCCAAAATCAAGGCAAGGAAGTTTCTTTTCACCTCCCGGTGACAATAAATATAGAAACATTACTAAATTATTGAATAAACATATTAAAGATGCAATTTATAATGTTGTATTTCCGCAATCTCTTGACTCAACACTATTAATGTCTAAATCAGGAGAAGTAGTATCAAAAGTCAGCGAATGGAACACGAAAGTTCTTTTCTTTTTTCCTGACATAAGAGATAAGGCTGGATTCTTAGCTGAATTGTTTACCAGCGTATTCCCTAGCGAGAAATACGATTTCATTAGCAAAAATCTCTCAGATTATGGAGATTTTAGATGGATTAATGATTTCCCATACTTATCTCATAATGAAAGAAAAATAAATATTAATATAGCCACTGAAAAAGCTAGACATGAAAAGGCCTTAAATACCTTAGAGCACAGCCTAACTTATGAGTCCCAACGCATTGAAAATGTTAAGCTAAAAAAATTACTTACTGAAACCGGTGATGATCTTAAGGACTCCGTTGAGTGGTTCTTAGAATATATAGGTTTCGATAACATCGAAAACCCTGATGAAAAAACCCATAACCAAAATGAGAAAATTTATGAAGAAGATATCAGGATTGTCTCGCCTGAGATTACTTATATTATAGAGACTAAAGGGCTTGGTGGAACGTCAACTGATTCCGACTGCGCACAACCGTCGAAAATAGTCCTTAGAAAAGAGGATGCAGACCTTGCTAAAAATAATGGGGCTGCAACTATTAATTATAAGGCTGTATATATAGTAAATAGTCAAAGATATAAAGAGCCAAAAATCAGAGATAACCCGCCCTTTAAAAAGCAGCAAATTGAAGATGCAAGAATAGCCAGAAGAGCGATGACCACCACATATGAATTATTCACCACATTTCATATGATAGAGGCCGGAATTTTATCAAAAAGCAACGCTAGGGATGCATTTAAACAAAGTGGTTTAATTAACTTTAAGGTGGGAATAAAATCATTATTTTGCGATGATCGTTTTGATGGTCCTGCTGTATACTCTTTTGACCTAAGTAAAACACCAGAAATAGAAATTAATGAAGATGATTGTGTTGCATTCCAAGATGGAGACGACCATTGGTATCTATCGCCTATCATCGAAATACAAATCAAAAATTGCAAGGTAAGTTCCGTTAATGCTTCATCAGGCGCCAGTGCAGGAGTAAAGTTAAAAAAATATATTAAGTCGGCTAAAAACTTCTATCTAAAGAAAGCTCACAGTTGATAAGTTAAAGGCCGCCTCGACGGCCTTTAAATTTGCCCTACTAAATATTACGTTCTAACAAGTTATGTAGCTATAGCGTGCTTTCAACCGCAGATTCAGGCGAAAACATGGCAAAAGACATGCCTCTGCCTTCGCCAAATTCCTCTTCAATCTCCCCGGATACGGCGGTCAGAACGTCGGTCAGCGTCAGCTCACCGCCGCCGAACATATCCCCCAGCGCCTGCTGCTGGTGTAACAGCTCGTCATTGATCTTCTGCGCCATCTTTTTAAACGCGGCCCCGATACGTTTCGCGCTGCGGTTGTTTGCCACGATAAACAGCGCCAGTGCTTCGGCCTCTTTGCTGGATTCCTCAAATAGTCCCTGCTGTGCCAGCACTTCCTGTATGGCCTGCCCGCTGTCTTTTGCCTGGCGCACCAGCTTGATCGCATCCTGCAGCGCGGCGATTGCCTGCTGATCAAGCCCATCAACCGACTGCACCCCGTCCACCAGTCCGGTGACGGCCTGGCGGTGAACGTCTCCGGACAGCATCTGCATCTGCGCAAATTCGCTTGCCGATGTGTTAAGCGCCGTCAGGATGTTGCGCATTTCCGGGTCCGGCTCTTCGGATACCAGTTTAACCAGGCGTTCATCTTTGTAGGCGCGGGCAAAGATCGCATTCTGCATACGGTCGATCAGCTGCTTCGTCGGGCGCCCGTCTTCGGTCAACAGGCCTGCCGTCGCCGTGTCGCCAATCTCTTTCATGAATGCCCGGATAAAGCTGTCATTTGAGCGCGCCAGAAGGTTGCCGTCGTCGGACGGATTGAATATGGCCATCAGCCGTTCATCAAGCATTTCGGCATCAACAAAGGCCTTCTCGCTCGCTGCCATTTCCTGCAAATCAGAGAGGTTTGAGTCTTTCGCAAACTGCGCCCGGTCAACGTCCGTAATACGCTCACGCACCAATACCGGCATATCCATCTGCGCTATATCTGACGCTTTAAGGCCGTAGTCTTTTGCGTGGTCGATCAGGTACTGCCGGTACTCGTCGGCCTGTCCCTGCTCATAGGCGCGGGTGATCCCCATCGAGCGGCCATTGCCCGACTCCACCACATTATCAGCGCCTACGATTGGCGCGCCGTGGCTGCTCATACCTGAATCGGTCAGCTTGGCCGGTCGGAGGTTGCCCGCGATTTTGGAAACCTGCACTTTGCTGGTCAGGCGGGTGCGGTCGCGTGGCTGCAACTCAGCCGGGAACAGCGGGTTAATGGTGCCATCGAGGTTGTTGGAGATGATTAGATGGCGCGCATCCACCACCTTAAACGCGGTCTTTACTTCCTGCCCTTTGCCGGTGACGACGTATGACGATCGCCCGGTTGTGGTCTGCGCCTTACGCAATGAGCCCACCAGCCCGATCAGGGCAAATATGCTGCCAGCTTCGCTCAGCAGATTTTGAATTTTCTCGTTCAGCATTTTGATTCCGGGAATAAAAAACCCCGCCGAAACGGGGTTAGGATTAAGCAGCGAGGCCGCTGGCCGCTATCCAGCTGGCGGTCTGTTTTCTGGCATCGTCGAGCTCCAGATAGACGCCGATGTAGTCACCGATGCGGCGCAGCGTTTCAACAAAATCAAGCTGTGCCTGGCTGGTGAACTTCCCGGCCAGAAAGTCAGTAACCACTTCCGGGATGGGCTGATCCTCTTTCACTGGTTCCGGCTGTGGCTCAGGTTCCAGCGCCGGGCGGGGCGCTGGCTCCGGTACCGGATCAGGTGCGCTGGTGGCGGGTACTGGTGCTGGTGCAGCGCCATACCCCAGCTGGAGCATGATTGCCTCCATCTGGTCATTGAGATCCAGCAGGTCCAGCCCCTTCACGGTCGGCGCTTTGATAATCAGCTCGTCCAGCTGGTCGGCTAAATCCAGCTTTTGCAGTGCGGTTAAGCTCATGCGGCCACCCCATTACGCTGCACGGCCACCAGCAGATCGCTCAGGTGCTGCACGGCGTCATTGACCAGGGACTCGTTTTCATCGAACACGCCCGCGGCCGTCAGTGCCGCAATAGCCTCGCGGACCTGATTACGGCCAGCGCGGATCACGTCCATATCGTCAGTATTGAGTGAGGTCAGCCCTCGGAGATAATCGATAGCCTTCTTCGCTTCAGTATCTGCTTCCGGCATTGGCTCCGGCTGTGGCTCCAGCTGGGGCTCTGGCTCAGCGGTACTCAGTTCCTCCACCAGCGGGATACGCTTGCCAGTGACCATCGCCGCCTCTACTGCCTTCAGATACTCAGGACTCTGATTAGCCGCGACGTAATCAGCCGCCTGCTTTAACTGCTCACTGCCGTAGCCCAGTGCTTCAGCCCAGGCATTAACCAGGTCAGACGCCCAGCCCACCAGGTCGCCCAGGCGCTTCGCTGCTATCCAGTACGGGTCTGTCGTTTCACGATCGTCAGTCACGTCAGTTTCTTCCTGCTTTGATTCACCGGCTGCCAAGGTCTGCAATCTGGCATTGATCGCCTGATTGAAATAGTCCAGGTCCTCGCCTTCCGGGTATGCAACACCGGTCAGATTTTTGCGGGCAACCATGCGCACCTGTTTGGCGTAAGTGTCCTGATCTTCAGCAGACATTTTCAGATACTGCGCAGCGTAATCGCTCATCTTGTCGGCCACGGTAACGGCCAGCGTATCGAGGTCCGCATGCGTCGGGATCAGCTTCAGCTCAAAGTCGGCAATCTCTTTGTCGGTCAGCGGACGGTCGTAGAAAATAATGCCGTTGCGCGCAACGCCGCTGTACGGCTGGCCCGCTGCTGGCTGGTCTGCGACGGAGGCATAGTCTGGCGGTACCGCGCCAACACCCACGGGACGGTTTACCAGCGCATAACGCCAGACGGCTACTGGTGTGACAGGTTCTGGCTGCGGCTGCGGCTCTGGTTCAGATTGCGGCTGTGGTGTGGGCTCTGCCGTCGCTGTAGCAACGCGATATGGCTGTGCCGCGCCGGTGCGGTAGGCCTTCAGCAGTTTGGTCGCCGCTTTACCCATGTCTGCGACCTGGCTGGATTTGGACGGCATTTCATACGTGGTGCCGTCCTGCTCAGTGATGATCACTTTGCCCTCCAGGTCACCGTTCAGGTCATAGCTGTGATAGCGGACCGTCGCGCCGTTGCTCAGCGTCGCCTGTCCGTCTATGTTCATGCGTGCCTTCACCTGAATAGTGCGATCGCTGAAAGTGTCCGTATTTTCAGGCTGACTGGCTTTCGCCTGCTGTAGCGCCGCCAGCTGGTCGGTAAGGTCGGCATTTATCTGACGTTGCGCCGCGACTTTGCCACGCAGCGTCTGCTCGTTGTCCTGCTGCATCTGCACGCGTGCGGTCTGTGCGTCCACCACTTCCAGCAGTGCAGACTGCTGCTCTGCCAGCTTGTCGGTTTCCGCCTGGGTAGTTTCCACTTCGGCGCGCAATTTTGTCTGTGCGTCTTTCTGCTTAGTGAACTTGCCGCTGTTCTTCTCGATCAGGTTGGAAAGCGCCTGTGTTACCTGCTGCAGAGACACATCCCGTCCGCCAATCGGGGCCACGATGTGTGTCACGTCTCGCTTGTTGATCAGGAACTGAAACGCCACCAGCGTATCTTGATTGCTGATCTTGCCGTTGTCTGCGGTCGGTGAGTGAAACACCAGCGACACACTCTGCCCGTCAGATAATGGGATCAGCGCACTCAAAACCGGTATGCTGGCCACACGGCGTACTTTGCCAATTACCGCGCCGCCCACGGTTTTCTGCCCGGACGTATCCGCGCCTGCATCGTCTGTTCCGGCGCTGATATTGGTCCCGTTAAGGCCACGGTTTAAAGCCTTCACAAAGGCGCGCATTGTCTGCGCCAGGCGCATGCGCTCGGTGCTGATTGCTTCAAACATTGCACCCGGCACCAGGCTTTCATCCCCCAGGTAGGTGTGATCAATGTCGTCGATAGTGACGCTTTCCAGCATCATATCTGCGCTGCTGCCGGTCATCAGGCCGTCGTAAACCGCCTGCGCCAGTACTGCGCCCGGTGTGCGGCTCTGGAGGTCCAGCACCATACGATTGCTTAAAATCTCATTCATCATGCTGCCTCTTCCAGTTGGGCGATCTGCTCTTTCAGCTGGCGGGTAATCGCCTGCTCCTGATTAAGCTCGGTCTGTAAGCTGTCGGCGTTTTTTTGTGCCGCGTCGGCATCCCGTGTCAGCTGGTCCGCCTTCGCCTGGGTTTCCGCGATCCCCGCTTTGTAGGCGTCACGCTGCTGGCGCACTTCAGCCAGCATCTGCACCGATGATTTCACGCCGCGTTTTGGCTGCGGTGAGTCGTCTTTACTTGCAGCAGCGCGTGCCATCTTGCGAGCCAACACCTTCTGAAATGCCGTTGAGCCTTTCTTAAATAGCGCGGCCAGCTGGCGCCCCAGGTCGGGGATAGTGGTGACATGGGTAAAAGGCACGTTTTTGCCATTCAGCTTCAGGCCGGAAATATCGCCGCTGTCGTTGACCTGCACGGTCATAACCTGCTCGTCCATGCCCGTCAGGTTGAAGGTTTTAGTGAAAACGCCATCCTTTTTCCGGGCTGTGCCGGCGGCGGTAATTTTGGCTACTTCAAAGCCGCTGGTGGCGATCGCCTTTTTCAGCTTCGCCAGGCCTTTCTCGTTGAGTTCGTCAAAGCTCAAAAGGACGTAGGTTTTAGGATTCGACACGGAATGCCCCCTGCTCTGACTTGCTCAGCTGGTAGGTTCGGGTGACGGTATCTTGCAGCGGGAAAATGCGATAAAGCGGATTCAGGCGGCTGTTACCGTGAGTGACGCGCACTGTCAGTGACCACTCGCCAGGTTCCAGATAGCGGGTGTCGATCAGCAGAAATTCTTCGCTCACGCCTTTTGGTGAGAGGTCCAGCGTGCGTTGCTTGCCTGAAATGACCACTGTTGGATCGTTACTGTCGCGAAGCCAGTACTCAATTTTGGCTCCCGCAAGTTTCCCCACGCAGGCAATGCTCAGGCGGACCGGAAATGCCAGCGCGTTACCGCGCACGGTGGCCGCACCACATCCAAGTAAAGACACTTTTTTGCGGGCAAAGGCACAGCGATCGACAACCATTGCCGCCGCCATCGCTGTGATAAACAGGTTCTGGTAATCAATCATGGGCCGGAGCCTCCTTTTGACCCAAATACGCCGTTTATTGCCGCAATGAGTCGTTCTTTAAACACAGTTGAGAGTTCACGCCAGTTGTTGCTTGCAACCAACACGGCGAGGTAAATCACGATTTCGTCCAGTCCTTGCTGTCGCGCAAAAAAGTAAGCAGTCAGTCCGGTAATCAGCGCCAGCACCAGCTCAGTGATGAAATTGAACACGTTCGGTTTGATTCGGTATTCGCGTACTCCCAGCAGAAATACGCCTGTGCCGCTTAGCAAAGACAGGAGAAGCGAAACCGCGAGCATTTTTTCTACATCGGTCACATACCCCCCTTAGCACCTGGTAATCAGGTGGCGAGAGGGTAAGGAGTCTGTAATTTAGAGAGGTAAAGAAAAACAGCGCCTGGGGGCGCTGTTTTAAGGGGGGGATCAGAGTGCTGCCGGTGGTGCAGGCCAGGCAGATTCCGGCACGCTGCCAATATCTGTCTCTTTCAGCTGTCGAATATAGGCCATCCATTCCACCAGCTGCGCCTTGTCAGTGTCCGGCAGCAAGCCAAGCGCCAGCTCCGCCTGCCAGTCGCTGGTATAGGCCCGCGCTTTGGTTAATAGTGAACTTCTGGTGCGCTCCGCCATTTCCTGCAGCTCTGCGGCGGTATGCTCATACGCCCGTACTTTGCCGTTACGGTAAGCCCACCCGCCTAATCTATCCATGCCTTCTGGAATATCGGAAGCGTCCACTTCTGCCACCCAGCAGTTGATTGGCCATAGCTTTGAAACATCCATGTCAAAGCTGACAATCCGGCCTGCTTCGTCATAGACAATCTTCATCGTGTCTGGTGAAAATAGTGCTTGAGATTCATACCAGTCCTGACCGCTTTTGCACCGAACGAAAATAATATTCATGTCAGTGAGCGACTGTATCTTAGCGGCCTGCTCTTTTTCTTCGTCAGTGGAAGATTCATTAATGGCCGGTATATCCGGCGTATATTTTTTAAAAGGTCCGAAATTTAACATGTTCATCCTTACGCAAAGCCTGCTGTATACCAGCCACCGTTAATACAATACTGAACACATCGCGCAGTCACGACGTCGATATATGCATCAGAGTTGTCATTCTTAGCTGAAGTTAAAACGTAGCCGCTCTCTTCAGTAAGACCGGGACCGTTCCAGGATGTTGCCTGTTTAAAACCAGCAAATCTGACGCCCGTAACAAATCTATTAAGCAAAAAATTTGAGAGATATCCACCCCATATAGAACCAGAGAGATTTCCATCCGGATGTATAATTACCGCTCCATTACCGCAGCGTAAGTAGTTCTGAGCAATGACATCGCCAGCTGAATTAATGTTTGCGTTTACAGTTAAGTTGCCACCGATGCCCACATTATGGGACATATTAACGTTGCCATTAGTGCCGCTGAAACTGAACGGTCTGAGGCCGTTATAACCGCCATCGGGATCGTTCTGGTTTGTGACCAGCATGTAATAGTTTGCGCCATCGAATCTGTGGATCATACCGATGCCGTTACCGCCGGGCGGACGTATACGCAGGCCGTTTGCATCTTCGGTGACAAATCGTCCGTAGGCGTAAATCTGATTGGGACTTAAGCGAAATGTCAGCGCATTATTTGCATAAAAATCAAGAATGCCATCCCCAGGGCAAACAAAACCTGTATCTGCGTCTCCAATATTGATAGACGCACTGGTGCTTGCAAAAACTCCTGTACCCTGATTACCTATGCAAAAACGAGTAGAAGTGAAGATGAGGCCGCGAGAATAAACAGCGTCTTCGAAGTGCGCATCTTTATCGACAACCAGCTGTCCCTGAATATGCGACTTCGCACCAATATTCAGAAGACCGGCAACAATATTCATTGTTGCCTGACCTATTATAGTTGCATTGGTCGGGTCAACCAGAATACGAGCGTCGTAGTCATTTAACTGCGAAGTCGATGAATTAAAGTCAATATATGGATTCGCTGAAATTAGACTGACCTGATTCCTGAACTCCGCAGATCCTTTAACTCGTAGCGAGTCAGTTACTTCTGCTGCCCCTCTGACAGACAATGCCACGTAGCTATCTGGAATGCTTATATCCGCACCGCCAATGATCGTCTGACCGCGCATGTAATTTGGCGCGGTTCCCTGCATAAACAGGTTCCAGCGGCTTAATCCACTACGTGCTGCCTGACGGCCTTCAAAAGCATAGGCTGTTGCAATACTGGCACTCGTTTTGTCATAAGAGCGGAAGGAGGTCAAAAGCGAGACTGCCGCATTGGTGTTTACAACGCTGCTGTTGCCCCAGAACTCTACCAGATCAGCTACAGTCTGCCCGGTATTACCATCACCTACTGATAGTTCTACTCCGAAGCCAATACCGAGCGTTTTTGCGTCTGCGCCAATATTTGCATAAGCCATCGCAGCGATTTGCGTCGAACCGGACATATTGCCTTTGCCGGGTGCTGAGTTCCCGATTGTCAGCATGCGGCTTGTGCTGTCACTCCCGCCACCAAGTGCAAGGTGGCCTTTATCGCTGAAAAGCGCGATGTTCTGGTTCCATGTTACGCCGTTATTCCGGTTGTCCACATCGAGGCGCAGGCTGCTACCCTCGCCTCTCAGGCGGAAGCCCGCTGCGTCTGCGTCACGATCGATGAGGGTGACAGTAGGTGCAAAGCTGTTAACCGTTATCCCCTGAGTGCCGTCACTGCTGCTGCCCGTTACCACCAGCGCGGCATTGGTCAGATCGCCTACAGCAGTTGCTCCTTTAGCCAGCACGTTTACCGGACCGGTAAAGTCTGCTCCGGCTGCGACCGTCAGGTTGCCGCCGACCGTAGCATTATTGCGGAGTTTCATCGTTGAAACGTTGGTTTCACCAGTGCCATCACCCGCCAGGGTCAGCCATGTACCGGGAATAGAATTACCCCATGTCACGGCGTCGTTATTGTCTGTGGACTGACCAAAGTACCAGTGCAGCGTGTCATCTGACTTTCGCCCACGCATGTAATAGGCTTTATCTTTAGTTGCTGGCCGGAGTTGTAACGCCGCAACGTCAGAGGTAAAGGATCCGGCACCATCAGACGACAGGCCACCACCACCAGTGATAGCCAGCCCACCAACCCCCTGCAGCGTGGCTAAGCCGTCTCCGCCGTTTAGAGCGAGACGTGCAGTAATTACGCCGGTTGACGAGCGCGCATCTACTACAATTTTTCCACCGCCATGAGTCATATTGGTAGTGGTAATGCCACCGAGGATCCTGCCGCTCCAGGCATCACCACTTAATGCCGCGACCCGACCAACGATCTGCATCACGTCCGTTTCATAGGTCGGCGGCTTATCACCCAGTTGATCAGTTCGTAAAAACGTCATCGACGGAACGGAGGGTTCAGAACGAATTACTCCAATACGATATCCGGCACTGATTTGAGAGCCAACTTCCAGATTTTTTGAGACTGTCAGCTTTGGCGTGTTGATGTTTGTCAGCTTGCTGGTACTGGTAATATCGTCGTTATCGCCCGCCTTTGCTGCGCCCGCCTTTACCAGATCAGCCAGTGTCATGCTGGCGCTGTCCATGACCTTTCGCCAGCCGTTGTTGTCCGCGCCAGCTGACTGCCCGGACCACGCCCAGTCGCCTGAAACTTTGGCGGCCAGCCGCAGATACATCACACCACCCTGCGCCACCAGCAGCTGCAGGAGTGCAGCGTCGGCATCATATTTCCGGCGCATATTGAATAGCTGGCCGCGCAGCGTCTGCGTGGTTTTGCCAAGATCAATCGGGCCATCACTGAAGGTCCCACTCAGCGTCCAGAAGGCATTCTGCTCTGTCACTGATACATCGGCCAGTAAGGTGATTTTGCTGTCGAGTACCAGCGACGGCGCGCCTACTCCAAATGCACCTACGGCCATCAGCGCACCTGGCGTCATATCCAGAGGGCTGGTCTGCTGATCTGCCTGTGCGGCGGTACCCAGACCGAGGTGTTTCCGCGCCTCCGGCACATCCGGAATATCAGCCAGATTCTCACTGGCGACCAGCTGCTTCTCATTGACCAGCTGATCCAGCTCGATGTTTTTTCGGAACATCGCTTTGTCATGAATATCCGAGCCGTTATTGGCAATGACCATGTTGTTATCAATCATGCCTTTGAGGATTTTTAGCCCTTTCAGGTTGGCCGCAATCAGCTCGTCGTCACTGGTATAGATGGAATCCAGCGTGATCCCGACCTGCCGGTTAATGCGGTAGTTGGTGACGATCATCGCCTGCGTGACCTGCGTGGTGTCGGTTGGCACCAGCACGCGGCAGAGCTCCAGCTGGTTCGGCTTCAGCGCAACAGAGATATCCTGCGAAAAAACGCGTGCAGCCTCAACCGTGGAGGTGATATCAACCTGGTCAGTCTTAACGCCCAGCTTGTAATTTGCCTCCAGCACAATACGGGTGGTTTTGCCCGCCACGACCGGCAGCGTCAGATCGGCCAGGTGCTGAACGGTGATCTGATGTGCGTTCACATCAATCGAGGCTGCGCCCTGTCCGCCTTCCGCCCCTTTTGAGGTAACGACAACATTCAGCCCGGAACCGGCGACCGGCGAGAAGCCCAGGTAAAAGCCGGATCGCACTATGCCTTTCAGTTTTCTGTTCAGCGCGGAACTGGTGTAGGTCTCCAGATACTGCATATCCGCCGACAGCGGCGCGGTGCCGTATGCCTTGCCCGCCATAACGCCGATATCGGTAATTTCGTTACTGCTCATGTGCATTACGCCGTTTTCTGTTCGATGGTGACGATAAGACGGTAGGCCTTACCACGGAATACGGTGTCCTGCTGCAGACACAGCACGGCAAAAGCGTTGCCGTCCGCATCTACCAGCGTCAGCGTATTGAGGTCATAGGCTTTGCCTTCCGGTAGAATGGCTTCATCCAGCTGAATAGTGATCGAGATATCCGCGCCGGTGCTGGTGAGTACCAAAGGCGTTTCAGTGAACTTATTAGTCAGGTTGTCATTGCTGAAGGTTGAGGGAATATCCGCGATATTCCAGCCACCGGCGGCGTTGCTGCTGACCAGTGTGGACTTGCCCCAGTAGGCTTTTACCATCTGGAATCGGGAACCCTTGCCGATCGAGGATTCGGCGCGACGGATGTAGTAGTAATCCAGCAGCTTCGCCTTAAACAGCTTGCTGCTAACGGAAATAGTATCAGCCATAAAAAAGCCTCTCAAAGTTAAGAGGCCAGAGGGTATGGAGTTTGTAAAATCCGATGGTCAACTACGCGACAAATTGCTCATAAAAAAGCGTGGCGATTGTGCTGGTGCCGTTGCCGTCGTCGGGCAGCGCCAGGACAAACTCTGGTGTACCGTCAAACGGAAACGCCATTATGACGCTGCTGCCGTCCGTGCTGGTGGCTGTAATGCCCTGACTGCTGCCCTTCTGAATGCCAATGTATTGCACGCCACCTTCTGTAAATATCCGGGCGCGGCTGTCACCAGCTGCACTGGCTACATCAATCGGCGCTGGCGCGGCGTCAGGCCTTGCGAGGTAGTCATTCGTCCAGGCATCTGCGGCAAACATATCGTACCTTTCGCAGCGCCTGACCTGCCGGAGCGGCACTGCGGGAATATCGAACTGCTGCTGTGTGGCCATGTGCAGCTTTTTGATCTCCGACTGAAGATCGGCGTATGACATTTTTGCCTGATAGTCGATACCGGCACTGATGAGCGTGATGTTCTCAGCATCAGCACTCATTTCAAACGAGATGAAGAGCGCCAAGCCGTCAAACACAATGTGAAGCGGCAGCAGCGGCGCAATGATACGGTCAAACTGCGTCAGCAGCTTCTGCACTGCCTGATCCTGCTCCATGTAGCCATACCTCTCGTACAACTCATTCAGCGCCACCGAGATTTGCGCCCGTGACGTCAGGAAAAACTCGCCATATTTCGCTTCGGCAATCGCCAGGCCCTCTTTTGTAGTGAAGAAGGTGCCATAGGGTGCCAGTTCCTGATCCACGGGCGCATACAGCTCCTGCCAGCTGACCGGCAGGTTATCAAACTCACGCCAGAACGTTGAGGTGATCGGCTTATCGGTGCCTTTAAAATGCACTTCATCCAAGCGTTGCGCCAGCAGTACAGGCCTGCTGGTGTCCGTGGTTTCAGCCACAATGAAGAATCGGCCATATTCGCCCATGCGCAGCGTCAGATCGTCCTTATCCATTGTGTAATAGCTTTTGCGGTTGGTAATGCGCTCCAGAATCGGCTCGACCGTATCCTCAAAAATACTCTGGAGGACGTTAGCAAACCCCGACCATAATTCAGAGCCCTGCTTTTCCGGTGTAAGACGGTCTTTTACCCAGTTTCTGATCATGACCGTGCCTTACAGGTAGTTAAAATCAAACGTGGAGTCAGCCACATTGAGGTAGATAAAATCATTCAGCTGCAGAGCCGTTTTCATGTTGTGTGGAGTCAGTTGATAAGAGATAAACAGGTTGAGCTCTTCAATGACGCGCCACAGGTCTTTAACCTGCACCTGCGGGAAGTGTTTACCGGCATCTACGCCATTCTGATCGCTGTCGCCAAATGTCGTTGCATCGCGCCCGAATTGGGCTTCCAGCGCCTCCTGAACGGCTTTCAGTGCATCAGAGAGGATGACGTTCTTTTTCGCCAGTGCAGTCAGGGTGATCGTGAACGGTTCTTCATTTGTCTGGACGTAGCGAAAATTCTTATTGATCTCATTCGGAATGGCCGTGACAGCGGTCATGATCATAGTTTCGAGCTCAGCCTGAGTGTAACCCGGCTTATGCCCGCAGAAGAAAATCGTATTGATGTTGCTAAGCGACTTAACGCCGGTTGAAAGCTCCTGCTCCTGCTCACCCCAGGCGCTGATCCAGGACATACCCGGTACAGCGCCTTTCAGGAAGTACTTATAGTCGCCACCCCACACAACCTGTTCGTCATACGCCACGTAGTACTGTGCCCGGTTGCGCGTTTCCTCCGTGCTTTCAAAGCCACTGCCGCCCGTGATAGGCGTTGTGGTCACGACTTCGATTTTGCTATTCATATCGGCAATGTTGCCCGCTGGCGTCAGCTTCTGGCCCTGTGTCAGCGTGGTGTCACCCCGGCTACACCACACGTCCAGATCGACCTTACTGCCGGTCTTTGGCATCTTGCCGATTGCGCCGTCACCAAAGCGCACGCCCAGCTGCTCAGACGGCTTATAAACCAGCACGTAATGCTGGCTGGTGCCGCGGGAAAGGCGAAACAGCGGGTTATTTTCCCACCGGGATTTATTCTCGTTCTCCGTCACAAACACGTCCAGTGAGACGGTTTCCTCCGTGATATCACGCGGCAGCATTACCGTGTAAAACGGCGCTTCGGCGTCGATCGCGGAGGACACGTTGACGTGCTCCATCTGGCGGACGTCGTTCACAATGACGCTGCCGCCAGCAGGGATAATCACGACGTCGGTTGTGACATAGGGCAGCTGCGCATTCGACAGGAACTCTGCATAAATTGGCAGCTGAATGACTTCATCCGTTTTATTCGTGATCTTCACACTGCCCCACGACGGCGTGATCAAGTGACCGAGATAGTTACGGTCTTCGGCTGCGGCCAGAATGCTCGATCGCTTCGTCGCCGTGGAGATAAAGCCCTCCGTCAGCCCGCGCTCAGCGGTGGTTTTTGCCGCGTAGATGATCTGTGCGCCAAAGACAGCCATCATCTGAATGAACTGGCTGTTGGTAAACTTTCTCCACCAGCTGTTCGCCTGCAACTTGCCGTTAAAATTCTCCAGTAATTCTCCAATACTCACAATTTCCCCCGGTTAACTTTTGTTCATGGATACGGCCAGCGGGCCGTATGACGTGATGAATGTGATTTGCCATGTATCGACGTTTTGCGGCGCGCAGCGGATCGCACGCAACCCCAGCCCTGGCAGATCGATACGCAGCTTGCGGATCAGCGCGGCCTCAATAGCCACTTCAGTTAAATGGCCGGTTTCAGAGCCGACCGGTTCGTGTTTGTAGTCCTGCATGGTGTTGCCCCATCCGGGCAGACCGTAAACGCTCCCCTGCGGCGTTCTCAGCCATTCCTCCAGACGGGCAAGCCATGCATCTGACTCCCCTGCTTTAACCACCACGCCACCCTGATCCACGCGCATGAGGCAGTCGATTTCGTTTTGCATGTTTTAGTCCTGCAGAAGTTCGTTGAGCGCCGGATCATTGATGCTCAGGGTTGATGACGTGCGGGGGGCCGGTTGAGCGGTGTTAACCACTTTGTCCGGCGCGGTATCGCTTTTCTTTTTCGTGACGCCCAGCAGCGCCTCCAGCTGGGTGCGCATGCCTTTCAGCTCTTTGAGCATGTCCTGATTTTGATTGCTGTTGTCACTGCTCATCATCGGTCGCATGCCACTCCGAGGTAGATCAGTCACGTTCAGAATTTGGGCCGGATGACTCAGCAGAGGCTGTTGTGCAGGCCTTGTCTGTGCCGCACTGCCGCCGCTCAGGTATGACTTACCGGCGCTGGCCAGCGTCTCGATGCCACTATCAAGCCAGCCGCCAGCCTTGCTGCTCAGCGGTGAAATGGCGCGGAGCATACCCGGATCGGTAATGCCTGCCTGGTCCAGCACGCTGCTGATCATGTCGTTGCCGCTGAAGCCACCCAGGGTCTGACTGAATGTGTCGCTAATAGCGGGCATGATCGAGGCGCTGACGGCGTTAACTCCATCCTTTGCGCCGCCCAGCATGCGATCAAAGAATCCGCTGGCTTCTTGCGCTGCAGCTGGCCGGGTGCTGGCCATTGTGATCGGTGCGCCGGACGTTGCAGAGCCCGGACGGGCTTGTACACTGCCGGTTGAAACTTGAGATACAGCGGCGGGACGTGAACGGCTGGCAATCTGGTCCGGCGCCAGCGCGGCCAGCTGTAGGCCTGCGGGAAGAGATTCACCACCAGGCAGGGACAGGCCGCTGGTGGGACGTTTGCGGGACATACCGGCCACGCCCAGGGATTCTGTTGCGGCCTGCACTTTGCCGTCAGCCCACTCGTTCAGGGCTTTGACCTGGCCCCATGCACCTGCCCCGGCGTGCCTGATTTTGTCGGCTGGGCCGCTGGCAGGCTGGCCCTTATCAGCTTCCTTTGCTGCAGCAACCTGCGATGCCGTGGGCGCTGTCGGGGCAACGGCTTTCACTGCTGCCGGTGCGGCCGCGGGCGTAGTAACAGTTGCCGGTGCGGCGGCGGGTGCCACTGCGCCAGCCGTCAGCTTCACTTTGTCGCCAGCTGAATAGAGTGAGTCCACTGCAACGGGTGCCAGGCCCTGCTTCGCACGCGCTTCATTCACTGACTTAAGGGATTCGTCGCTGAATTTCCCTCCGACCCACTTACCATCTTCATTGTGACCAATGGCGTTCATCATGAAGTCGTTCGTGACCTGCGGGTTGCCGCCCTCGATGGTGGCAATACCGCGCATCATCTGCGTCATGACTTTTGGATCTTTCAGGTTCAGCTGCTCATCACCACGGACGCCCAGCTTTTTCGAAAGCGAATCCACGTACTGTGACGTGTTGTTTTCACTCTCTGGCGCGTACAGCTTGATAATGTCCTGTACGGTATTCAGTTTCTTGTAGCCTGCGGCTTTAGAGGTGCCTTCTGAATAGCTTGTGAGCTGGTTCGCCAGAGCCCTAAATCCTTCCTCTGGAGTGTTGAACTTAGCAAACCGGGCTTCACCTTTACCGTTTTTAGCCTCCAGGCTTGCGCCCTCTTGCCCCACATAGTTCAGATTGCCAAAGTTGTTGTTACGGAAGGATCGGACCTTCGCATTTGCGCCGCCCACATTGAGATCTGCGCCGATGCTGTTCTGCGCGACGTCGGCATAATCAGCGGCGTTTTTGCCCTGCGTACCTACGCCGTCCTCACCCCACTCGCCACCCTGCAGCTGTGTACCGAGGCGGTTTATAGCCGTGACGGTTTTCGTGGTGCCATCGGTGATCGCCTTCGTCTGCTCTGCGCTGGTGCCGGTCAGCTTGTCATAGACGCCCGACGCGCTGGTTGAGAAGGCGCTGAACATGTCGCCCACTTTGCTCAGCCCGGAATCAAGCCCCTTCGCAATGTCGCCGGTATCAAACGTCAGTGATTTTGCCACCCCATTCATACCCAGCGCTGACGCGCCGGACGCCAGCAGCCCGGATGCGCCGGATACCAGCCCGCCCATGTTCAGGACGTTTGCAGCTGTATACTCGCTTTTCTGCCTGCCGCTGGCCTTCTCCCCTTCTTTCAGTCCGAAGGCCCGCTGCTGGCCTTCTGTGTCGTTATAACCTTCGTAGGCGTCCATGCCCGCGCCAATTACGGTCCCGACCAACGGGATCGCTTTAAGCGCAGTCTTACCGGCAATTTTACCGGCCACCTTCAGCCCGCCTTTTTCTGCGGTCTTCTCCGCTGCTGCTTCAGTAGTTTTCTCAGCGACTTTAAGCCCGCCTTTCTCGGCGGTTTTCTCTGCTGCGGCCTGTGTGGCTTTCTCTCCGGCTTTAGCGGCTTCACTGCCCGCCTTGCCGCCAGCGGCAATCGTGGCTCCGGCTGCAGCCGTTGTGGCCGCTGCACCGGCGACGGTTGCTGCTTTTTTACCGCCTTTCAGCAATTCCATAGCCTTAGTCAGTAAGCCTTTCTTCTTAGGCTTTGGTTTTGGCTTAGGATCGGGTTTCGGTCCCTTATTCGTTTTTTTACTGTCCGGCAGCAGATCGTCGGCCATATCCGCCACATCAGCTGCAGTCGTTGCGAGTCCATGCCTGCGGCCCCGGCGTTTACGCCTGCCAGGAATGAGCGAATCCATCAGCCCGCCAGCGCCTTTGCCAGATGTGTGAGAGAGCTTTTTAACTTCCTCCCGCACGTCATCTAGGGCTTCAACAATGCGATCGTCATTCGCGGCAATAACTTTGGTCTGCTCCTGCGTGACCTGGATAGCTTTTGCCTGTTGAGCAGACTTGAAACCGTCAGCTGATTTTGGCTTGCCGATCGCTGGTGGCGTTCTGGCTTCGGTTGTTACTGGTGGGTGCGTCAACGGCGGCTCAATTTTTAGCGCAGCGTTGCCCTCCGTTTTTCCCTGCATGAAGTTTTTCAGCGTAACGACGTTTTTGCCGACTTCTGCAGATATGTCGTACATGCCTTTACCCATCATCCAGAGCGGGCCACCAGCAGCCGTGCCTGCAATGTCTGCGCCTGAAGACATACCATCGCTGTTCGTTTCAGTAGCAGTTTCCAGCATGCTACCCAGGGTGCGGAAAAATCCCTGCTGCTGTTTTTGCTCAGCACGGCGCGCATTTTTCTCCTGCGTTGCAGCGGAAGCATCAGCAGAATCTGTGCGTTTTTTAAAGCGACCGTTAGCGTCACGGCCTGCTGGTTTACCACCTGCCGCCTGCATGTCAGAGTCAGAGTCAGAAGCAGTATCTGGCTGACGCTTTACAGGCTTTTTACGAGCGCTTGTAAAGCCACCAATCATCTTTAATCTGTTCTTTTTGTTACCTTCTGAAAGCAAATTATTTTTACCACTTGAGCCTTTAGCTTTTTTCCAGCCCTCTAAAGACACAGCATTGTTATATTTATTACCTTCGAAGAGTAATTTTTCTTCTCTTGAGTGCTTTTTTGATTCTTTTAAAGAGACATCACCTTTAGAAGGTGAATTTCCTTCTTTTTCAGGTTTATTTGTGACTTTTAAAGCGTCATTTTTGTGATTACTTATGACTTCATTCCCGACGCCCCTCCTTTTAGTAAGCGATCTAGTCACTTTAATTTCAGAAGTAACACTACGTTCTTTTATAGGATGATTGGACCGTATGTTAGATATTCGATGCCGGATTAGTGCCATTTCCTTGAGTTGATCACGGCTGGCGTGCTCAATTGCATCAATAATCCGGCTTATTTCCTGAGAATTTTTCATTCCGATCTGCTTCTGCTTGATCTCATTTGCTCAGTGAGCGTCGTGTTCATCTGAATTGCACGCCATAACGGCAGGGCATCAACATCACCGACCGGCTGGTGTGCAGTAAGCGTCAGGTTGTCAATGATGGTTAGCCATCCACTGAGGGGAAAATCGTGGAATAAAAAATCCAGAGCGAAAGGGGATAAACAGTTGAGTCGTGTTCTTCTGCATGCCCTCCTTTTCACAGGCACAGGGCGGAAGCAAAAGCCGGACTTCACCCTGTGTGATTTGCATCAGCAGGCCGTGGCGCAGGTTGCGCTGCATCAGCTGGATATGAGCCACCAGCGGCGCGAACTCAAGATCGGGAACCATGCTTTCCATAATGTCGAAGCGGCGATTTGCAGCCTCTTCAAAATCAGCCGGGTCATCGTCCAGCGCGGTGCAAAGCGCGAACTCCGCAATGCGCATGCGCATAATGGCAGTTTCATATTCCGGCGCGTCAGTATCCGGCAGACCGGCGCGCATGCGCTCCAGCATTTCCTGCCCGTGCCCGGTAAGTGGTTTAAGGGTCCAGACAGTCGGTACGCCATTAACCGGAACGCTGACGCGCTCATGAGGTGCGATGGTCAGCAGCTCAACGGTTTCCGCCAGTTTACTCAGATCGAAGTCGTAGGTATGAATCTCGCCGCAGTGTTCACAGGTATAGTGAAACGCCTCAAGATTATCGGCGCGGCTGTTGATCATGATCCACCACAGCGCGGTTCGGCGCTCCTGTGCGGTCCAGTCGCGGCTGTCATCAATCGGACCTTCCTGCAGGGCATTCAGGTATTCCGTAACGCGCCGTTCATCACCTAAAACGTCGGGAGAGCAGTATTTCAGAGCGTCTTTCATCACCGGCTGTCGGAAGATGATTTCTGTGGCAGGGCGCGACGCCAGCGGCAGTGGAGGGATGATCACTGTATTGTCCTTCAGAATTTAATGAGGTTGGATGCAGATGATTGAACCTGGTTTGTAATTCCCCCGGTTACTCCTTTCAGCAAACCGTTTGCGAGACTTCCGGCGCTGGTGTACTTCACGAACGTCACCGGAATGGTGGCAAACTCGCCCACGGCATCGCGGGCGCGGGAGATCTCGCCAATGGTGGTGATGAAGCCTTTCATTTCCTCTTCCAGCGAGGTGCGACCGTCCTGTAAGACACGGTAGATCCGGATGTTGAGCAGGTAGGCTGGCGGCAGATTAAAAGTGCCATCGCCGTTATGGATGCGCGCACGACGCTCCTTAAACTTCTGGAGAATTTCGCCATCCTCATTGTCACGAACGGTCATCGAGACAGAGCCCGCAGTGACATGTGTCGGCTTCACAAACTCGTTGCCGCCAATCAGCTTGCTTTCGGTTTCAACGTTGCCCGTGCTATAGGTGATATCTTTCACGTACATGTCCACGCGGGAGAAGCCGTCAATCTCGATGTTCCACTGCCAGCCCTGCGCATACCGGATACGCATAGCCATTTCGAGGATGGTTTTCGCGTTGGCCAGCTCAGGCGGCAGACCGGCATACGACGCGCCGGCGCCGCCGCTCATACTTGAAGAGGCACGGGACAGGATGTTAGAGATCAGGCTGTTTCCGGCCTGCTTAGCCGTGCTGGTGGCAAATCCCTTAATGTTCCCGGCCAGACCGTTAAAAAAGCTCATAGCGCCCCCTTACCAGGTGCTCATTGCGGGGATAATTGCCCGGCTGGCGGAGATCTGCATTTCCAGATCGGTTTTACGCTGATGGAGCGTGGCCTCATCAGGCAGAAACGATGCGTCGAATTTACCGGCGATGTGCAGGCGGCGCAGGCGCTCGACATTCGGGATAGCGATCAGCACTTCCAGGTAGTCTTCGAGCAGGCCGGTAATGTCTGCCGGTAGCTGTGTCTGTTCGTAATCGCAGTCGCGGATATTGCGGAAGTAGAGCAGGGTAAACGGCCATTTCTCGCGGCCAGTCAGCTCAAGCTCAATGGTTGAATCGTAGGGATGGGCATACACCAGCGCGCCATTGAAATCGTTCACGTTTACCAGTGACAGGTAATCAGACGGAAAAGGGAGGCTTGCGCCCCCCGTTTTCTCAATGCGTTTACGGCCTGGTACACCGGCCCGATCCTGATAGACGCCGAGAGCCTGGCGGAGAAGGCTGGTTAACAGCGCCTCTTCATCCACCAGCAGCGTCGTGAAGCGCGCTTTCACGGCCTCAAGCAGTTCGACCGGCGTCATGATTATTCAGCCCAGTTGTAAACTACGCGCAGCGGCAGCTTAACGGCAGCAGTGGTGTCTTCAGAGCCAAAGTCCACGGCATCAGAGTACACCTTGCAGTGCAGGTAGCTTCGGGTCAGGCCCGCGTCGGCGCCGCCGTTCGATTCTGCTGCTGCAGCAAAGGTGATATCCACGTACTCCTTGTTAAGCACCATCTGGCGGACCGCTGCAAACACATCGCCTTTAATGGTTTCTACGCAGGTCATCTGGAACTCACCAGAGTTTTTCAGGGTGCCATGCTGGTTAAACTTCATGCCACCAGGTGCCACGTCTTCAACGTCCTCACGGGCCATTTCCGGCAGCTGTGCGGTACGGATCAGAATTGACAGGTTCGGGTAGCCTTTTACGGTCATCCAGTACTCAGAGCCGATAAGTTTTTCGCCCGCGGCAAGGTTCTGGTTAAAGCGTTTTTTCAGAAAAGCCGTGTCGGCTTTCGTGTTGGAAAATCCGGACATAATTTGTTCCTCAGATAAACATGTATGGAATGTCAGACTGGTTCTGGACGCTCAGGCCGGAGCACTGGAGCGTGACGGTGTTGTGGGTGTAGTGCCCCTCAGCAGTGCGGGGTGCGTCCAGCTGATAGCCGACGTGTCGGATCACCACGTCCATCAGCTTCAGGCGACGGCCAATGTCCATGATCACGGGAAGAGGACGGCGGCCACCCGGCAGTGCGGCGTTCAATTCAGGCGAGGCCATCTGCTGCAGCGTCATGATTGCGTCCATCACTTCCACCTTCGCGTTCATGGTGGCCATCAGGTCTACGACGATGCTGAACTCAGGCGGCTGCTGGCCTTCCCAGATAAGCAGGGAGTTGAAGTCTGACTTTGATGTACTGCCGCTAACCGCCTGCACACCGCCCGCCAGCTTGCCGCCAGCTGCACTCACCGCACCGGCTACGCCGCCCAGCGAGTCATTGGCAAACGGAGATTCCCACATGGATTCAATGCTTGCGCTGGAGCCTTCCCCGATGTAGCCCACAACCATCGCCGTTTCAGACGTGATGTAGATCTTCAGGAAAGGGCTGACGCCATCCGGCATGATTGCACCGCAGATCATCGTGCTATCCTCAATGCCGCCGGTCTTACCCGGCGGTTATCCCTTAAAGGCCGCGCTTCTTACGCAGTTTCATCGACTTTTTACGGTGCGCATTTGCCATCGAGCTGTGCGCCTTCGTGCGGGCTTTTTTCAGCGCCTGCTTCTGGAGCGACGTCATGCGGCGCTTCTTCGGACGCTTGCGGATCAGCGTCACCTGACCGTCACGCACGGCTTTAAAGGTGGCCGATTCCAGCATCGCTTCACCGCCTTCACCGCCAGCCACGGTGTAATCTGCGATCGCTTCGTCGTCGTCAGCCAGGCCGGAAAGCGCTTCGAAAACGCTTTCAGCGGCGCTGTCGTCGTCGTCATCGATCATGCTGGTGACGTCATCCTGATCCGCGCCCAGAGCAACAGCGGCGTTTGCCAGCTGGCCCAGTGCGTCGTTGAATGCGTCTACCTGCTCGTCATCCAGATCGTCGTCGTCAGACAGCGAATCCAGACCGGCCAGCACCAGCGCCAGCGCTTCAAAGCTGTCAGAGTCGGCTTCGCCATCAGCTACCCAGCCCGCCAGCAGGGATGCGGCTACGGAGCGGGCATCTTCACCAGCGCGACGCTCCACAGCCTCAAACATAGCCACGATGCGCGCCGAGGCGGCGTTGCCTAAGCCCGCACTTTCCAGCATGGAATCCTTAATGGCTGGCTCTCCAGCTGCAGCAGGTGCCGCGAATGCCGCACCCAACAGGCCATGCGTTTTGTGATTAAAAATGTTGTTCATAATTTCCTCTGTTAACGGAACAGCGTTGGCTTACCGACAATGCGGCGGGATGATCCGGTAGGGCAGACAGACCAGGAGGCTTCCCACAGGTCGATATCTTTCTGCACGACGGAAACAACAAAAGGCTGGGTGCCTTGCGTGACGTCACGCGGTTTAACCAGTGCTTCAGCGGCAACGAAGCGCTCCAGCAGATCGGTTAAGCCATCAGTCAGGCCTTTGAAGGTGATACCGTCCGGCTCATGCTTCAGCGCTTCTGCCACGTCATAAAAACCGCGTGCGATCGCATTCATCAGCGAACTGATGTGCTGCAGGCGCAGGTAGTTGTTTTTGGCGAACGTGGTCAGGGAGTCGTCGATATACATGTTCCCGGCTTTATCGAGGCTGACCGGGTTGATGCGCGCAGTGACAAAGGCTTCGCGGTCGATCTCGTCCAGGTTCGGGATAGGCTTGATGTTCTGACGGTTGATGATTGCGCGTGACACGCCAGCCGGTGAGTAGTGCCAGCCGCCGACGTCGGAAACCAGCGCCACACCCTTCGCCTTCGCCACAAACGCGTCACAGGAGATACCCCAGTTAACGTTGGTGCCGGTAAATGCGTCGCGTGCGGTGTACGGCCAGTAATAGCGCGCTGGCTGATGGGAACCGCCGAGGCCGTGGCCCTGTGCCTCTTCAATAGCTGCAGCAGACAGCTGCGCGCCGTGAACGTCATAAAACACGTCGGTACGGGTGTCTTCTCCCAGTTTGACCAGCGCCGCAATGACGGTCGGGTCATAGCAGCCCAGCGACAGTACAGCGGTCCAGGAGAACATGGATTTACGCAGAACTGTCAGGGCTTTGGTGTAGTCAGCAGTGGCAATAGCAGACAGATCGCCATCGGAACCGCCGCTGAACTGCATATCGTCAAAGCCTTCGGTGATCGACTGCATCAGTGTTTCAACGTCATCAGACACGATAGCGCGCAGACGGGTTGAACCATTTTCCAGCGCGGTTGGCAGGAAGGCAGGCGATCCCATGTCGCTGGTGGCGTTGGCGTTGAAAGAAATCTGGTGAGATTCCAGCACTGACTCACCGCCAGCCGCGTCAACTTCCTTCAGCGTCAGGATGTAGAAGCCCGGTGCCGTTTTATCGGCTTCCATGCTCAGTGTGCGGTTAGCTGAAGCATCGCCATCCTCGATGTAAATCATCGCTGCGGCGCCAGCCGCCAGAACCGGATCGGAAGAAGGCGCAAAGTTGCTGGCCTCCACGCTCAACTCCTTCATGGTGGTATCAGCCATCAGGGACAGGGCAGGGATCTTCATACCCGGCGCCGCCACACGGACCACATAGCCATCACCGCCGTTAACGGCAGTCGCTACGTGGCGCAGCGGCTCAAATGCCGCACCACTGCGCGGGTGAATGGCTTCACCCAGCACCGATTGATAGTTATCAGCCGTAACACGCAGAACAGCGCCGATTTTGCCGCGACGGGCAATGACCAGACCGGCAAAGACGGACGCACCGCCAGAGGCAACGGAAGTCGTCGCGTCAGCGTTGACTTCCTGCACCGCGATGCCGGATGCCTGGCCCACAGAAAAACGAATCTTATTCATGTGAAATATCCATGAAATGCCCCCTTAACGGGGGCGTTAAGGGGGATTAGCTGCCAGTAGTGGTAGCTGCTGCTTCAGGTGCGGTTTCGCCTTCGATCTGCTTACCGGTCAGCATGTTGTATGCGCCGACTTTGGTATTGGTCAGGGTCAGCTTGGCGAAGTAGTTTTCACCATTGCGCGGGTGCAGCTCATTCAGGGAAGAGCCCCAGAGCGTCGTGCGGTTAACCAGCGACGGGTTGGTTTCGTGGACGTACGGAATGGCCGGAACTGCGTCACCCGCGATCAGGCCTGCGTCACCGATGGAATCGCCGCGACCGTAGAAAAGAATGTCCTCTTTACCCAGCGCCACGCCGTTGGCCACGAACTGATCGCAGATTGCCGTAGGCACTTCGAAGATCTGATAGATGCCGAACAGGGTGCCGATACGCTGGATGTACGGAGACTGCACAAAGTTAGGATCCGCCTGGAAGACATTAGCAGGCAGGCTCTTCAGGAAGTTAGCCGCTTCACCACCAGCAAAGCCACCACGAATACCGGCCTTACGCGTACGGTTCACCATGTCAGTGCTCAGCTGAGTGATCGCGTGCTTCATCAGGCCTACCCACGATTCGTAGGTCTGGCCTTCCGGCAGTGCTACGTCAAATTCACGGTCATAAACGTTGTGGAATGCCATCGTGCGCAGACGCATCATGTCCTGCTCATGGCTCAGCCAGTTACGCATAGCAGTAAACTGCGTAGAGGACAGGTTGATGCCAAATTCGCGACTCAGATCAGATGCGGCCATTACGGTGTGCTCAGACGCGATCACGAACTGTGACGGCTTAACGGTGAACTCACGCATGGACTGGTTAATAACCGGGATCAGGCCTGGTGCTTTCTCAACGTTGATTTCAACTTGTGCCGCCAGCTCGGTACCTTTCGCCGGTGCATCGGTGAAGGTCACAGCGATGGTGCCTTTGTCGTAATCAACCTTACAGGTAGCCGCAAAGGCATTGCCTTTGACGTCTTTATCGGAGAAATACAGGTTGCCGTCGCCGTCATCGACTTTGCCCGGACGACGGTTGATCAGCAGCTTGGCGCGGCCAGCACGAATCGGCATATCAGCGCCTTCCACGGTCTTCATGGAGAAGGTGAAGGTTTTCTTGGTGCCGTCCGGCTGCATGGCGGCAGGGAACGGATACAGGCGCTTCATCTGCGAGTACACAGCAGCAGACTGCATGTGCATTTCGTCGCCCTGGTCAAAGGTACCGAACTTCGTACCGGCAACGTTCAGGAGCTCGTAGATCTTCGCTTCATCGCGCTCACACGGGACAAAGGTACACGCGTCGCTGGTGGCCGCGCCCAGCACAGCTGGCAAAATCAGGGCGGCAAACTGCGCCTGACGCAGTACACCATCAGAAGTGCGCATGTCAGCCGCGACAGATTCAAACATCGCCTTGCCGTTGCCTTCGTGCTTCTCAGCCGCTGATTCGATCATCAGGTTTTCCAGCGCACGGCTGGCGTTCGCCAGCTGGTCAGCTGGTGGATAATGACCGTGGCGCTCTTTGTACTCGATCATGCTCGACGCCCAGGCGGTGCCGACAATACGGCAAAACTCCGGATTAGCGCCTTCAAACATCGGATCCTGGCCTGCTGCAGCGCCAATGTTCTGAGACATTTCGACGCGATCAGAAATCATAGCGCCAGAGGCATTGCGCTGCGCATCAACGGTAAAAGCCATAACACGCGAGGCGCGGGTCATGATGTCCTGCTCACGCATACGTGCAGGGGTAATATCTTTGCTCACAATTCAGCCCTTTTTTCAGGGCGCGGCTGCGAGGGAATTTTTGACGAGGCAAATTTATGCGGTTTGTACTTTGCGGTGTGATAGAGGCAAGAAAAGATTTTAAAATCTAAGGAAAAAATTTATTTTTTGATGTACCTTTTCCGCATGTAATTGACCACTGGTAATCCTCATGTCTTATAAGCTCTATTTTCAGTACATCAACGGTACCAAATCGCACACCTTATCGACCGGAAGCCAGCGCGATGCCCGTCTCCATCTGGACTATTTGCTCAGCGAAAAAGAGCCACGCTCGCTGTCTAAACAAATCGTCATCATGTACGGCGCTGAAATCATCATGGAGGCATGCCCGACGTTAGAGGACGACGCTATCCGTGGTATGGCGCGCTGGCGCAGGGCAGGAAATACGCAGCAGATGCACAACCCGGTAACAGCTTCCATTTACATGCCACTTGCGGCGCGGGAATTTCTGGTTAATCAGGGTGACGGTTCCCTGGCAGCGGGCATGCGTAAAATTATGCTGGAGATTGGCGGGCCAGAAGTGGCGGCGGGCTACATGGTTGAAGCTATAAAGAATCAACCTGAGCCATTTATAAGATAATATTTTGAAAGTAAACTGATTCTTTTAAATTAAAAAACAGCCGCCTATTAGCGGCTGTTTTTATTTTTTACTATTAGTAGTAAGAGGCACTATAGTGAAACTATCCACGGAAAACCCAAACACTCTTTCAAAACTAGATTTAACCCACACCTCAACTTTTTTCTTGCCGCTATTATTAGAAAGCCACTTCGCATCGCATACAAAATCTCCCTTCCCAAAAGCCCATTGATTGCAAAGGTCATAAACAGTAACTGATTGATAAAACTTCGTAGCAGTATCCTCAAGTACTTGAACATCTATACCTGGCAAGGGTGCTGGCACTATTTCTTGATGTCTATTTTCTATGAAAACAGCTTGATGCTTGTAATAAAGATGTGTAGCTCGGAGATTGCCTTGCGCCGGATTAACAAACATGCTCGGCCAGCAGAAAATCTCAGGACTTTTCAGTTTATCCATTTGAAAACTTAAAAACCTACCAAATATCAAGCGGACGGGTAAGTTTGCATCACTATAACTAAAATCATCATTCTCTTTAATTAACCGCTGAAGGTTTTTGCTATTTTTACACCAGCCATTTATCTCCCCTAAGTATTTCCTAGGGCTAATATAACCTAGTTCATCACAAAGTGCAGTGGAAATAGTCCAATACTCTTCAGAAGAATGTAACTTTATATAAGATTTAAACTGCTCATACTTAGTACTTACTGTAATACATAGCTTTTCAAATCTAATTGCAGGGTTAATATCGTGTGTAAATCTTTCAGGTTGGGAAAGATCAAAAATTAAACCCTCTGCAGGATTGATAGCAATATCGATCAGTAGTAAATAGAGCGCCACCAGTGGGCTTTCAATGCTGTCAGGCCTTTTCCCGTCATTTACAACATCAAGGAAAAACCTAAATGCATTATAGTACTTTCCACTAAGCATATTTGCACTGTCAAAAAAAGCCCAATCACAAGCACTTCTTTTAAAAAAAGTCCTGATGTAAAGCATTTGATTAAATCTTGCCTGACCTTCATACAAATCAACAAGGTTTAAGGTAGGAAAATATTCATTGTTGCCTTCTGCATCTTTATGTCCCTCTCCATCAAAGTATTTATTTATATTTTCACAAAAAACCTTAGCGGTAGGTATAAGATAGTTTTCTTCACCAAATGTTGTCTCAAGCAATAATAAGTGATGAAAAAACACTTTCGACATAACATCTATAGCTGATGTAAATCCTTCACTCTTTTTTAATTCGTCAATTCCACTCGATTCTTTTAATATCGCATGGTAATTATATATACTCACGTAAGAATCCAATAAAGAACATATTACTGGAACTTCTTGCTCGGTTATTGTGTAATCATGACTTTTGGCATAAGCAACAATTGGTTTGAATTTCCCACTTAACTTCGAAAATTCGTCAAAATCTTCTTTATTACAAATAGCCAGAGCTGGTAAGCTTAAACTAAAAATTATACCTGACAAAGATCCTATATACTGCCACCAATGCAGGTTTTCATGTAGTGCAGTTGATCCTGCAAAAACAATCTCTCCTTTAGTTAAAAGGTGCAAGTCCTCTTCTGCATCATTTTTTCTCAGCACCTCCTGGACATCTGGATTTACACGTAATGTATAATATGTAAAAGTATAAACCCCCCTTATATAACCGCCAGGCTCTAATGGACCAAATTTATCTTGAAGACTCATATCAACAATTAGTTTTTCTATTTTACCTTTCATATTAACAATTGATATTTGATGAATGGTTCAATCAGTTTACTAACAAAGTTAAGTAAAAAAAAGCATAGGAGTGATTTATCATTGAATCCGCTCACAATCTCTAAAACCCCCTTAAGATTCATGAGCGACTTTAACATTCTAAATAAATTACAGGCTAATGTTATGACTTGAGACTAAGCCATTTCGCCGGTTGCATTCATCGATTGCTGTCAGGATCCCCGCTACATAAGCGGGCAGCTGATCAGTGAATCCCGGTATGTTTTCATCCACCAAGCACGGCTGATAAGCCTGCGCTTTTTGAGGCGGCAGCTCCACCAGCTTTGTGACCGTCACGACTTCGGGCGTTAACGGCTCGGGCTTTGTCGCGGAGCATGCGAATAACGCTGGCAGGCAAAGCAGTATGATTAACACCAGCAAGCAATATCGCACGGTTGATCTCATCGATTTCATTTTGACTATCCTCTTTAATTTTCTCTAATTCCTGCTCCAGCTCAGCCTGCTTTTGGGCGTATTCCTGTCGGTCCTTTTCCCGCTTAGCAAGGGTCTGCTGCAGCGTGGCTGTCTGCGCTTGCTGATCGGAAAGCGCGGCTTTCAGCGTGCTGTTATTGCCTATGAGCGTTTTGTTGTTAGTGGTTAGCGCATTGTTGGCTGACTCCAGCGCCGCGACGTGCGCCAGGTGCTCTGTGACTGTGACGTAGCCCTTATGGACCAGCAGCAGCAGAGCCGCGCATAGCGCCACGGCTACAGTGCGTTTAAGCCAGCCGGTAAAGGTGATTTCACTGAACATGGTTATTCCTGTGTAAGCGCAGCCATGACGGCTGCGTGAGAGTGAGAGCAATCAGTTCACCTGGAATCCGGCATCGCCCGTTGCAACTGTCGATCCGCATGAAACCTGATCGTCAACGCACACAATGCCTTTGCCATTGATGGTGAACCACGGGCGGGCAGAGACCGCCTTGCCGTTGTGGGTGCTTTTCCCGTCCGTGTGGTCCTTAAACAGTTTGCCGTCCACCAGCACGGCCTTGCCGTTAATGGTCAGCCCTGCATCAGCCTCTGCGGTCTGACGCGGGGGGAAGGCACCGTGTCCGGAACAGACGGAATCCAGCGTACCGGCAGCAGCCATCAGCGCCTCCCGGCGCCGGAGCGCGTTTTACTGGTCATCAGGTATCAGCTCCAGAGCCCAGCCGGGATAATTGAGCGGGCAAGAGTAGAAGGGATGTTTCAGCACATAGCACTGTCCATGCTCCAGCCAGTCCACCCGGTCAACTACACATACCGCCCCGTTAAACAGGTTCCCGCGCAGACGCACGCGGGAGCCTTTACGGATCGGCCTTTCGGCTTCGGTCATTGCGACTCCATCAAATCGTAAAAATCATCCGGAATGTCGCTGAAGGTTATGAATAGGCCCAGCCAGACAGCACGGCTGGCATCCGTGATGTAGCGCGACAGCTTGACGGTACTCAGTACCTTCTCAACCCATTTGGTCTGCGTCAGTTGGTCAGCCGGTGACATTGTGCTCCAGACGTCGGTGGACATATCGCGCCCCAGGTTAAGCGCGTAGATCGCGGCCCACATGACCGGCATCAGATCGACGGTCGCAGGCTCGTCAGATAGGGAGTCCTTTACCTCCAGGTAGTACTCCGCTGTCGCAAGGCAGACATAGGTTGGGATCAGCAAATAGCGGTGTTCCGGACGCATGGCCATCATGCGCACGCGAGTATTTTCCGCCGTGGCGTTTGCCATCGTCTGCTCAATCATGGCGTTGCGAGAGGTGCGCTGGGATGGGGTAAGACGCCAGTAAGGCGTTTCCATCAGGGTGCGCGTTTCACGCGAATAGTCATATTCATAGGAAAACTGCGTGTCTTCGCGCATTGCCATATTCAGGTTATGGAATAGCTCAAAGTGCGTGGTCTTACGGTTGCTCATAATTCATCCGTTCGTGCAAGTTGGAGCGGGGAGAATAGGGGGTTTGTAATTTAGGTAGGGTGAGTTACAGCAACACTAAAAGATTTTAAAGTATAAAGTTTATTTAAATATGACTTTATGTTTTTGACACTTTTCCCGTATAGTCTGGCTTCGCGGCAGGTTATGCCGCTGCTCACTGAGAAAAGGAATGCAAAATGAACGATGTTTACGGACGAATGATCACCGATGCTAATTTGCCTGTTAAGAAAACCGTGCTGGTATCGTCTGAAAGAACTGGCGTGCAGCTGCTGGACTGCGGTGAGGACTGTCAGGGACGCTATGAAGTGATCACAGACAATATGCTGGTGGCCTGCACCGACGATTACGCGAGAGCGCGGGACTACTATTTCAGGGAGACCAGCCGTATAAGTAATGAATGTCAGAGCGCTTACAACGTAAGGGCGAGGGAGGCAAAGGCAGCAGGCCTTATCGGCTATCTTTTCCGTGAATATGCCTGTGAGCGCATCACGATGGATCAGGCATTGCAGCTACTGAATACGCCGCGAGGTATACCGGCAGAATTTCTGCCCGGCTGATCGCTCGCGAAGATGAAGAACCCCGCATACAGCGGGGTTCTTCGTTTTAGAGAACAGCAATTATTATGCCTCTGACTGTTGCAGGTCGGACGCTTGCTTGACCTTCTTTTTTCTCTTGAGATGAGGAATTAAAGGTGTTGCATCTACAATGATTGACTTTAAATTCTGCTCAACCAAGTCTTGGCCGTCATAGCATTCAAAGATGAAACGCACTTCTTTTTCATGGCTGTATCTTTCAGGCTTCAGGTAACGATAGTTTTGAACTATTTCCGTTAAGAATTTCGAGCCTCTGGCATCATGACTATTATTTCTGATATTAATGTGGCGACTGCTGTATGTAACCTTCTGAACTTTCATCTTGCATGAAAATCTTTTTGCACGCTTGACAGCAGCTTTGTTACCAGTATCGAGAATATTTTTCTTTAATTTTGACTCAACTTGCTGCCGAATGAGTTCTCCAACCATTTGTAACTTATTCTCTTCAAAGTACCAATAGTCATCATATGAGTCAAAAAGCTCACTGGCATCTTCAGGAGCATCAAGGCATGACATACAGAACACCAGGCAATTATTGCCGTTCCAAATGTGTCTACCTTTCATCCTTTGAAAATAGATATACCCTTCAACTGGGCTCCGCCTCATTCCACTCCATTCTTCTACCATTGAAGTAGATAGCATTCCATTGCCGTACTGAAGCGCATTAAATAGTGCTATCGAAATATGCGCATTATTTAAGTCTATATTAAAACTAAAAGTAGCTTCTCCTTTATCTGCTATCTCTTCTATTTCAGTATGCCGATACTCATCAATACTGCCTATTCTGATCGTTTTGCCGACGAAAGGATTGTTTCTTGAATGACAACTCTTGACAATATACATTTTATCTTCCAATGATTTAATAAGAATGACTATTAACTTTGATAGGGTAAATATTTATCTCCGTCTTTGTAGCCATTAAAAGAACCCCGCGTAGAGCGGGGTTTTTGTTTCAGAGTGCGGCAATTATGTCATTAACCGTTTTGCGTGTCTCACTTTTGCAGGACACATTTCGCCGTGTGGCCAGCGGGGCGATTCTGAAACCATTGCTGATATACAGATGCAGAATGGCAGGTGCGCTGCTGTTAGTGATGACCACCTTCGCCCCACGGTCCTGCGCCGCTACCAGGCACTCCACCAGCCGCACCTGATCCGCAAACGTGAATGAGGTGCCGCTGTAGGCCGTAAAACCGGCTTCGTCAGGCAAAGGCTCATACGGCGGATCGCAAAACACTACGTCGCCTTCACCCGCCTGCGCTATCACATCCCCAAATCCGGCACACACGAACTCCATTTCTTTCTGCATGCCGGTGAAGTGCGCCAGCTCGTCCATCGGGAAATAGTTTGCTTCGCCCTTTTTATTCCAGCCCACATTAAACTGGCCTTTCTGGTTATATCGGCACAGTCCGTTATAGCTGGTGCGCATCAGCGCCAGGAAAAGCGCTGCATGCCGTACTGCGTGCGCCTCACGTCCGTTAAACTCATCCCGAATGGCAAGATACGCCTTATTGGACAGACAGCCTCGCTCCAGCTGGTAGGCCGTCTTAATCACGGCTTCAGGATTACCCTGCAGCTGATTGAAGAGGTTGATCAGGTCCGGGTTAACGTCGCCCAGCAGGTTACGCTTAAAGCCCGCGTTGATGAACACCGTACCACTGCCGACGAACGGCTCAATCAGGCGCTTTCCTGCGGGCAGCATTGGCAACACTTCATCCAGAACGGAGTATTTGCCGCCCGCCCATTTCAGGAATGAACGGGGGTACTTGTCGTCCGGAACCTTTCGCGTCGGCGCACGCTTTTTCTTTGCCGCTGGTGGTACGGGCAGGGCAGCTGGCTGCGGTTCAATGTCGCCAGTCACAAGCATGATCTGATTAGCAATACGGTTTCCGATCCAGCGCATAACCGGCACGGGCATAGAGTTACCGATCGCTTTGTAACGCGGACCATCAGCCGCCAGCCGGTGGGCTTCTTCTTCCGGCATGTCGGGGTGAATCAGACGGAGGTATACCAGCTCATCAGCGGCAAGCATATTGCGCTTCTTTTCCGGGATCAGGGTCCAGCCATCCGGGAAGCCCTGCAGGCGCTCACACTCTTTAGGCGTCAGGCGCCGGACTTCGCACTGGCTGACGACAGAGGGGAAGCCCTGGCCGGGTTTACCGCCGCCAGCTGATAGCGCCCCGGTGATCTGGCCGTCGCCATTGAACAACCGGAGCTCGCCGCGAGTGTTTTCGGCAAAAGCAGCATGCTCCACACATCGTGCAACACATGGCGCGGCGTCACCTTTCCCCGTTTCCCCGGATTCAGCGTTAAGCGCGTGGCAAAGGTCGTCCATGTCGCCGCGGCCGTTCCTCGCAATGCGAGTCTGGAAGCCATAAGCAACAGTTGGCAGAAGAGTACGTTCATCCACTACTGCCACACCCTGAGTTGCGGCTGTGTCTATCGTGTAACTTGTACCATCTGCATTCCAGCCTTTGCCGTTCTGAGCTTTATCCCGTGCATTTACATCCTGAAGTGAAAATATGGTCATATTTTCTGTTTGCTGGCTGCTTTTCTCGCTCTGCTTCGCTGCAATCTCTCTTTCAGGTTGATACGCCACTACAGGCGTACCGCGCCCGGTACCATCCTCTGAGGCGTCGTGACCTTCAGCGGTCAGCGTGTGGCTTACCTCACCCGTGGCGCTTTGCACAGCAAACGTCTCGACGTCAAAATCATTGCGCTGGCCTTTAGCCGTCAGGCACGCAGCCACGTTAAGCGATCCTGAGCAGTTACCTCCGCCAAATGCAGAAATTAAGTGACCGGCTGCGGCGTGGGAGAAGTCAGGGCCACCGACTCCAGAGCCGTTAGCAGTAAGGGGGGCAACTGCCTGCCCCGTTTCTCTGCGCGGCGGAGAATCCCGGCGCACGCCGTCGAACTCAAGAAGTATTTCTGCGGGATCAACGTCGTTTCGAGCACTTGAGACAACGAACACACGACGGCGGCGTTGGGCCACTCCGAAGTATTGGGCATCGAGCAGTCGCCAGGCGAGTTTGCGCTGTCGTCCAATAACACAACCAGACTTTGGCCACTTCGCCACATGCTTGCCGTCGCTTTTTTTCCATCGCCAGCCGGGGCCGTTTTTGCCTTGTTCAGGTCGTGGGCCTGGTTCAAACGCTTCATCTTCGCCAGCCATTCCGGCAAGGAAGTATCCAAAGGCGTTGTCATCGGTACTGAGGCTTCCCGGCACGTTTTCCCACAGGTGTACGGCTGGTGGTTCGCCGTCTGAGACTCGTTTTTCGTCAATTGCATTCGCTAAATCTACATAGGCAAGGGTGAGTTGACCGCGGGGGTCATCAAGGCTTTTACGGAGTCCGGCGATCGAGAACGCCTGACATGGGGTGCCGCCAACCATCACGGCTGGGGCAGGGATGGAGCCAGCGCGAACGCCAGCGGCAATTTTGGTCATATCGCCCAGGTTAGGGACGTCCGGATAGCGGTGCGCCAGCACGGCCGCGGGGAACTTTTCGATCTCCGCGAACCATGCCGCTTTCCATCCCAGTCCGTCCCACGCGACGCTTGCCGCTTCAATGCCTGAACAAACGGAGCCGTAAGTGATCATCGCTTCGCCTCGCCGCCCAGCGCATCCACCAGCCCGGAGAAGAAGCCGGAAAACTCGGACGTGAAAAGCATGAAGTCGGCCAGCATGCGTGCGCGCTGATCCTCACGGTCGATATCATCATTTTGCTCGGTGAGCATGTCGGCGTATTTAATGCCCTTTATGCTCAGGTCATCGGATACGCGGCAGAAAATGCGCTCCTGCCAGTCCAGGCTAAGCTGCGTGACCAGTTTCCCGGCCTCAATGTGCGTACGCACCTCATCACTCAGCAAGTCCTGTTTTTTACAGCGGATTTTGCCGCCGTCTTCCAGAATTGCCGCCAGCTCGGCCTCGTCTCCCAGCGCAAAACCGGCGGGCAGTTCTGCGGCGCGGAGCCATTCTGTCAGCGTCAGCTCAATGGGATCAGCGGTCATCATTGGAATAACCGGCAGGGAGCCGATAGTTTTACGCAGCAGCGCCAGCATATCCTCAGCGGCTTTCGCGCTGGCGGCGTCAACGTAGATACGGCTGTTAACGCTATCGATCCAGATATAGGACTCAGAGCGACGCGTGAAAGCACGCGGCAGAAGCACACACAGCGCCTCGTCTCTCAGACTGACTCTTTCGCTGCGGCGTACCTTGCGCGCCTGTTCACGCTCGATTATCTCCACTTTCTCGGCAACGTAATCGTTGAGCGTTGCGGCTGGCATAATTTTGGTTTCATGCTGACAGCACAGCAGGTACTGGCCGTTCTCGGCCAGCAGCAGGCCGTCTGACGTGACATTGATCCAGCCTGATTTTGCCTTGTCCTGCGCTGCGCAGGGGGAAAACGTCATCGCCTGCAGCTGCTGCTCCAGCTGCTCCGCATCAAGCGGAATATCCCGGTTCAGGCTGTAGGCCATGACGTTTTTAAAGAAGGGTGATTTCATTCAGGAATGTCTCAACTTATAGCGTTAATACATTCTAAATAATATTTTAGATTTAAGATAACCCTTACTGCTTGAACTCGAATTGCGGTGCGGTTGCGCTGAATGGCCCGCCAGACTGGAACACAATTTTCCCGCCAGCTTTGATAGTCAGGTCGCCGCCGACATCAATTACCAGGTTCCCCGGCCCCAGCAGATAAATATCTCCGCCTTCGTTCATCCCGACACGCGAACCGCTGGCCGTATTGGCAATCTCGTACCCGCCACCAGCAGATCGGATTTCCAGCAGGTTATTGCGGTGCGACACAAAATCCGTTGTTGGATTCAGGGAAGGGCGCGCCGGCGCACCGCCCACTGCTGGAGGCTCATACCCGCTACCTTGGCCGGATGCTTCAGGCGCGACGCTTGGCACGCCGCCCGGTGCCGACTGCGCAGCGCCGGTGATCAGCGGACGTCGAGTGTCCGGCTTCCCGCGGCCGTCTTTGTAAGGAAACTCCACCCATACCTGATCGCCTACAATGCAGGGTACAAACGTGTTGCCGATCGGCAGCTGATATTCCGCCCACGGCAGGGTATCAGCGTCCACGTCCGCCCACTGCGGAGTAAGGCGGATCTGCGCCCGCATGTGTCCCAGCGGGTCTTTTGTCGCCGTGATAATGGCGCGCTGCTTACTCACTTGTTGGGTACTCCTAAAATCATGCGCGTGGTGTAGCCAATGCGATCCTCATGGTGAATGACCGCAACGGCGATAAAGTTTTTCGGTAACGTCTCGTCTACCTGGTTTTCCGCGTCATAGCGATGGATCTGCACGCCTATAACCATGCCTGCGGTAATGTCCGCGTTGCCGCTGACCTCAATGTCGAGTTTGGGAACGATCACCCGTGCCATGTTGGTGAGCGTGGCAACGTCGGCGTCGGAAATGTATTTGACCGGCTTCGATTTATCGCCCACGGCCACGTAGCCCTCTGTCATGGAGTAGCCGACATACTGGTAGTCCCGGCTGCTGGTGGCGGCGGCATCCTGGTTGATGTTGCTCAGCTTGCTGATCGTGTATTCGGCCTGCGGATTGTTGGCCTCATAGACAAATGCCGCCTTTGTGCCGGTCAGCTTTGCCATGTCCTTCATGCAGAACCTGCCACGGGCGCACCACACCAGCGCGCCATGATCGTCAGCAATCTGGCGCAGCACGCCGGACGGCTTTTCGCCCATATTCAGGTGATAGGTCATCGCTTTGCGGAAGGCATCAGCCTCAATCGTCATTTTGCCCGCGAACTCCGCCATGACGTCGCCCGGCTGGCGGTCGGCATACAGCCGCACGCGGGCTGAAGGGGTTTTGAGACGCTTCAGATCCGCTGACACGGCGATGATCCGCACCACGTCACCGCTGGCGGGCGCGGACGTCACGAAAAATGTTTCCGTGTAAGCCCCGCGCTGCCCGGTCGGGTCGCCCAACTCTGCCACCAGCTCAGCGCCATACCGGGCACCCATTTCATCCACCAGCTTTCCGGCTGGGTCGTGCGTCTCCAGTACCAGCAGCGGCGCAGTCAGCGACGTCTTCTCGATGTAAATCGCGGACGTCACCCAGCTGCGCGGCATTTCCGCGCCGTTAAGCAGTACCGACTGCAGGAAGTACTGCATGGGCTTATTCTGCTGCTCAGCCATCAGCTGCCCCCTGGTGCCAGTTGGGTGTCATACCGGACGTTCCGGGCATCAACTTCATGTGCGGTCAGTACATCCACTATGACGATCAGCGACGCCTGGCATGCGTAAATCCGATCCTGCGTGAACGGCGGCGACATATCGCTGAACATGATGGTCTTAGCATCCTGAATGCTGCAGTTGAGCTCTACAGGCCAGTGGACCAGTTTTTCCTGCGCCGTGAAGTTAGTGGTGAGCCGGGAGCGGAAGTTAGCGGCCAGCGTGTTGCACATCAGCGACAGCGTATCTTTGTCACTGGCAATCAGGGTGATGGAATAATTGAGCGAGGCCTGGGTAGCCTCGACGTCGGCCAGCGGCATATTGCCCTGTGACGGGTCGGTAAACTGGCCCAGGTTGCGGTCGATCTCCTGATCGTTGTTGTCATAGGTGATATCAAACCCGCGTGACAAGTTAATCAGCGGCAGGGCGTCGCGGTTCAGGTCTGGCATGTCCGACGCCTTTACGCTGCGGCGACCGGCGCCCGCCTGGCGGACGGCGCGCAAAAAGTCCATGACGTCATTAAACTTGCCGACGAATACACGATCTTCAGGCTTCCGCGCCAGGAATGAGGCAAATCGCTGCTCATGCTGGCGCGGTCCAGTCATTACGGCGCTGCTGAATACGTCATTCAGCGCCTTCGCTACGGCGGCATCAGCAGCGGTGAAGCCGGTACTCTCCACTTTGCCGGTGCGGGTAGTCACCCATTCACGGGTGCGGGAAAGCAGCTGATTCATTCGATCCGTCCGTTACTGGTGGTGTCAAAATTGCGGGCAGGGATACAGTAGTAAAGCGATCCGACAGTCTGTGTGCCGAAGCCGTAAATCCGGTGAACGTACCACCAGCGCCGCGCTAGGGTGCCGCTGGCCATCTCTTCGTTCCACTCCAGAATTGAGCCAACCGGAACACCCTCGGCGGCGATACGCAGGATCAGCACGTCGTCAGTTAATCCGTCCTGTTCGCCGTCGGCATCGAGCACCTGAAAACTCTCGCGCTCGTCCGGGCAATCTAGCACCGTGACAATAACCGGATCGGCATCTTCATAGCTCAGCTGACGCTGGTTGTTGTTCAGCTCGGTAAACGAAGGCTGTTCAAAGCCGGTTTCATCGTCCACCTCGCCCACGTCGCGCATGTCCGGCAGGTACAGCAGCGCCTGATACGCGCTGTAGTCGCTCTCAATAGCTTTAATCCAGTCGCGGCGGACCATGTTGTTAAACGGGGCGTGGCCTTTGTAGCGTGGCTTCAGCGCCGTGCTCTGTTCGCGTGCGGCAAGCGTGTCCGGCAGCGGGGCACTTAGCGGGTCATGATCCTCAGTACTGCCGCTGTCAGCGTCATCAGCACTGCCAGCGGTATCGCCATTGGGTGACGGGGCGGCATCCAGATCGATAATGGCGCTGCTGCTACCTTGCGTATCGACGGCGGCAGAAGGTTGCTCTGTTTCACTGCTGGTGGCCTCGTTTATTGTCGGTGGATTGTCGGCCAGAAATTCGTCGTACCGTCCCATTACTGATTACCTGCTTTTGTCTGGTTCTTTGCGTAGTCGATGAACATCTTCTCGGCCTGTTCGCGGGGTGTGCCGCTCAGCACCAGGGCATCAATGAACGTCTGGCGCTGGATCTTCGCTTGGTCAGCCAGCTGCTGACGCAGAAGGGCGTTTTTGGCCTTTTCATCCGCCAGCTCCGCCTGCTTCTTCGCGGCGCGGGTGCGCTGCGCTGCCGTCAGTTTTTTGGCGCGGGTCAGCTGGCCGCGCAGTTTGTCGATCCGCCCGTCGTCGTTGCTCAGGCGCTTCGCTAGCGCGCCCATGCGCTTCTGGTATTTCTCATGCTCCCGCTTAACCGCGGCGACATTCGTCTGTGAACTGCGGTTGCGGTTGAACTTCGCTTTGTCGGCATCGGTGAAATGCTCAGTGGTTTTGCGCGGATCGTCGCCATAGGCGTTATTACCGGCACTTTTGTGCAGCGCCTGCCCGATGCGCACCTGCCAGGAGGCGGATTGCAGGCGGGTGAAGGCGTGAATGACGTGCTTACAGGCGACGCCTTTCAGGCTCGGGTTTTTCTCTTTGGGGTAGGCGTACTCTTTTGGCGGGGCAAGGGCAAAGTTGCCTGCCGTGGCGATGTAGCGATACCAGTACTGGTGACGGCCACAATCGCAATCAAAAGAGACGCGGCCAGCGCAGAGTCGTTTGGCAATTTTGGCCGCGCTGTCTTTGTCATCGGTCACTTCCTCCATCAGCTGATCCCACTCTTCAAAGCGGAATTTCACGCGATGATGCTTGTCGAGTGAGACGGCGGACGCCTCCACGCTGACGGTCAGAACGTTGTGCTTAAGCGTGGTGGGCGTGGCGCGCTTAATGCCTGAACCGTCGTCCACCCGGTTGTTGGCGCGCTTGATGTCTATCTGCTGACTACCGGCCACCAGCTGTGCATACGTGATCCCGGCCAGTGAGGAATTGAACTGCTGGCGGGCGCCGGCGCGATTCGCTTCGAACCCTTTCAGGTCCTCTTTCGTGAAGAACATGCCGGACTTCTTTTTGCCTAGGGCAATAATGTCGTCCAGCGCCTTATTCTTCAGGGTTAGCGGGTTGAGCGTACGCCGCGCTGTACGCCGGGATTTGCGACGGTCTTTATCAATCTGGTCAAAGACGCGGGAGAACTCTTTGGAGGAAAGCCCTGCCGTGTCGTAGCGCCCGGATTTCGTGCGGGCAAACGGAGTATCAGCCACTGATTAACTCCGGCTTGCCGCCTGCAAAGTCACGTATGCGCCCGCGCAGCCACGCCATGTCCGGCAGGGAAAGCGTCTGGCCTGCGGGCAGCGGTTCCATTTCCGACTCGATGCCGCACAGCAGCCGGAACACCCAGCGCAAATCGTCATTTCCCTCATAGGCGCGGTATGCCGCCAGGTCAGCCCGGTATATCTCATCGAGACGAATGGTGTAGTCGCGGTTATCTTCGTGGAAGGAGGCGGATCGCTTAATCACTTCCTGGTGAAAGAGACTGCGCAGCACCACGTCACTGATAGAACGATCGTCGAGGCGGTTGTAACTCACAGGATGCGCTCCTCGTCACTGATTCGCTTCCCGGCCAGCGTCTCCGGCACCGCTTCGGCGGCTTTGATTTTCTCATAGCCGATGATGCGCTTAAGCGAGTCCATAAGGGACGGTTCCGGCGCTGCGGTCGCAGCGGTCATGGCGTTTATGTAGTCCGCCGAAGCCACGTTGTTGTAGCCCACGGCGAAGCAACACAGGATGGTCAGCACCTGCTCCGGGCGAATCTCGCGCCAGTTGATCCGGTAGATCTCTTCACCGCTGGCGTTGTACTCCACCTCAACGATGGAGTCGGGGATCTCAAATGCGCCTTTATTCTCTGCGGGCAGCGCAATGTTGTCCTGCAGCAGGAGCTCGTTGTAACGCTCAATGCCGATTAGCACCGCTGCGCGCCCGTCGCTTCCCCGCGTTTTGAGTGATACGTGATTACCGCCTACTTCGTTTGCCACTTTGCCAGTGGCTTCATCCACCAGCACCTTAAAGCCCTGCTTACGCAGCGCTTCAACGTAGGGGGTGAGTTTGATCAGCTGCTTTCGCATGCCCTTTAGCAGCGTCTGCGGCTTTGACATAACGAGTGTGTGCTCTTCGTAAATGGCGGTGATCGCCATTGGCTGACTGGTGGAAAGGCTGATTACTGCGATTTTCTGTTTCACGTCTGTACCCCTGAAAAGGCGAAAGGCCGCATATAGCGGCCTCTCTGGCTTTTAACGTTCCCAACCGCGCGTTGCAGATTAGGTAAGTTGTCAAAAATTCCATCAGGGAACCGCTAACAGCTTGGGGCGACTTTAAGCGGTTTGTACTTTGCGAAGTTAGTGTCAATCAGTTTTTTCACTGATTTTTTTTACATTCCGATCGATGTATTCGTGGACACCCTCTACGAAGGTGCGAATGTGAGAAATGCAAGAATCGACCTGAGCCAAGTCAATGTTGATTTCTTCGCCATTACGATTTTTGCCGTTACGATGAACAATATCATGCCGTAACTCAGTTAAAACGCGAATCACCTTATTACCTTCATCAAAAACTGATGGGAATTGTTCGCCAATAACATCTGTATAGACTTTCGAAACCTTATCCATATTATGATAAATGACATGTGTCAAATGCCCCATTATTGCATTATCTAAAATATCTTTTGGATTTTTGTCAAGAAGGTCAGGAGCATATATTCTTAAAGTTTTAAGATCATTTATATTTTTAATAGCATTACACCTGAATGCCTCGTATTGCATAGTTACAGCTTTTATCATTTCGCTTAGGCATGACTCCATCAGTGTCACAGCATAGGAGAATCGCATTTTTAAATAAATGCTACTATTGCCTGTTCTGATTTCTGACAAACTTACTGACTCAAGCTCGTTAAGGAAATCTTTATATATTGCAGTATGCCTATGTAGCTTTGACCATTTTACTTCCGATAAATAGTCATCTAAGGAGCCATAATCCGCTTTCTGCAATACCAGCATGCTACTCATCAAATGTTCCGCACCTGAAAACATACTTTCAATCTCACTTTTCGTGAGTGACCCATCGTTTTCGTTATTTTCTCTCTTAATCATTCTTTATTCCTTTAAAGTCTCATTCATGGCTAATTCAATCTGTTATGTAGATAACTCAACCGTTTTTTTGGGGAGCAAATGGATGATACCAGCCAAGTCATAGGCTTTAACCATTAATTCCTCCTCAGTTCCGTTGTATCGACTGAACTCCGCCTTACCGCCCGTGATGCCGTCCGCATGCACAGGCACCAGCCAGGGGAACTCAGCGCGAACGTGTGCCGGTGCAGCGTGCTGGTGGTGCGGGTTGCAAAGGGGTAGCTGTAGCAGGTGTGCACCGGGTTTAGTGCGCCCGTCAATGTGATGCAGGCTGATCAGCGTTGATTCCTTCCCATGCTGAAGGCAGGCAATGCAGGGTAGTTTCCCCAGTGCATCCATAACCACGCGCTCGGCTGCGGTCGGGGTGCGCCCTTTAAGGCCTCTGCCTGACGCGCTGGTGCGTGTTTGCCGCTTCGGTGTCACAGGTGCAGGCTTTTTCTCTTTCAGGCGCTCAGAGACGCTTACAGCGCGTTTAACTGCTTTAGCTCTTTGCTCTGCGATCCATTCTGGGGAATTACGCTTCTCAATCTGCCTGGCTATCATCCTGCTGCTGGTCGCCTTCTGCTTTGCATACTGCTGCTGGCGATACTCCGGGTCTGCCAGCTTTGCTGCCTGTTTATCGCGCTGGCGCTGCTGCGCTCTGGCCTGCTTTTCCCGTGCTGCCTGAAAATCTGCATTTTCCATGAATTAACCAAATCTAAATTATTTTTTAGATTGTTGATCACCTTCTGGCTACAGTAAAGCGATATGGAATTGACCACGGGAGAAATCTAACCTCGAAAAACATAACGTAGATGTTGTCTTTATTAACACTTATGTTATCATTCTTTTCGTGGCGCACAGCCACAGAAAGCAAGGAGCGAAATGAAGTACAGCGAGTTTCGCAGGTGGTTACTCAGTATGGGGGTGGAGTTAACGAAATCCCCAGGTGGAAGCAGTCACTTTAAAGCGAGGTACAATGGCCGTATAAGCATTGTTCCTTTCCACGGGGCAAAGGAGATACCAGAGCCTCTACGGAAGAAAATAATTAAGGATTTGGGGCTTTAGGCCCCACCTTTTTCGTATCTGCTGCAGGAGAAAACCATGTTTGTATACCCGGTACAGTTGGAGCACGACAAGGCAACCGGTTCTTATGTTGTTTCATGTCGTGATCTGCCGTTACTGAACTCAGTAGGCGATACGGTGGAGGATGCGCTGCTAAATGCAGCTGAAGCCGTTGTTCTGGCAATCTCCATCGAAATGGACGAGCGTCGTATGGTGCCGCATACCAGCAAGGCGCAGCCGGGGGAATACCTCGTCGGTGTGCCGGTGCTGGTGGCCATGAAGGCTGTTTTGCACAATTTGATGATCGAGACTGGCACGCGAAAAGCAGACTTGGCGCGCAGCATGAATCTGAAAGGCCCGCAGGTTGACCGGCTGCTCGATGTGCATCATCCGTCAAAGGTGGAATCAGTCGAGCATGCTATCCACCAGCTTGGACGGACAGTTAGGCTGGGGTCGGTAGAAGCGTTTGCACCGAACAAACCAGTGTGATGGGGCCAGCGTGGATAATTTGTTGTTTATTGAGTTATCCACTTATCCACCGGATAGATCATATAAATCGATCATATATAGATCCTATTTAGATCAAATAAGATCACCTGCTTTTTAGGATGATGATTTTATTGATAAATATTACACTTCGCGTTGTTGGTTTCATGGTAATTGTTGCTGGTTTCATGGTGAATGTTGCTGGTTTCATGGTGAATGTTGTTGGTTTCATGGTAGGGTGTTGCTGGTTTCATGGTAGCGCAGCGAATTACCCACATTGATCGCTAAAAGGTTCTTTCGATGGAAAATGACGAAGAAATCAAGACGATAGGTGATGCTCTGGTGTACAGCTCTGAGCAAGAAGCGAAAAGTTATACACTGACACCTACAGCTAATCGGACAGTCCAGCCGATCGCGTTGATGCGTTTGGGGGTCTTTGTGCCTGCTGTCCGTAATAAACCCCAGCGCGGGAATGCTGTCATTGATGCGTCTGAAGACTTTGGTCAGCTGGAGATAGCGAAAGCAGAGGGCTACACCAATATCATGATTAAGGGCAGCAGGCTCGATATGAGCACTGACTTTAAGACGTGGATCGGTGCTATCCGGGCATTCAGTAAGTATGGTGCTGACAGCAATCGCATTAAGTTACCGTTTACCGAATTTGCCAAGCTGTGCGGAATAGCTGTCGATGACATTAATCAGCGTTCTCGCGATCGCTTCTTCAACTCCTTTCTAAGACTGGCCTCTCTTGTCGTCTCGTTCAAAAACAAAGACGGCAGCAAAGTGACCATTACGCACCTACTCAATAGCGCCCATTTTGATACTGAGAAAGACATTATCACTCTGGAAGGGGACTCCCGGCTGTGGGAGCTTTACGCCTTTGATCACAAGGTGTTACTCCAGCTAAAAGCTATCCAGGCATTGCCGCGCAAAGAGTCGGCCCAGGCGCTCTATGTTTACATCGAGAGCCTGCCTACTGGCTTCCTGCAGGTGTCGTTAGAGCGTCTTCGTGATCGCCTCAACTTGAACTCCACTATCAGCACACAGAACAACGTAGTCCGTAAAGCCATGAAAGAGCTGGCCGACATAGGATACCTGTCGTTCACTGAAGTTAAGAAGAATGGCGTGGTTTACTTCCAGATTCACTCTCGAAAGCCTGACCTCCTTCCAAACAAAGAATAATCATTGCTGGTTTCATGGTAAGCGTTGTTGGTTTCATGGTGAACATTGTTGGTTTCATGGAAGCATTGCTGGAATATCGGTAGTTAATGCTAATGGCTCAGCTTTTTAGAGTGTTTTTTACTCACAAATGGCTGCTACCATGAAATCGACAACGCTTTTTGTGATTGAGTTGGCGTATTGCCATGAAACCAGCAACGCTGGTTACTCTCATAGTCGTGTTCACCATGAAACCAGCAACTGCAAAGGGAACACAGCTGTTAAGCCATGAATCCAGCAATGCCACAGTAAAGGTATTACGATAGTAAGCTATCTGCGGTGTAAAACTGCATTGTCTTGTCAAAGCAGCACATCAGCAAACCCACGTGAAGAGTATGTGATAGATGTTGCTGGTTTCATGGCAACTCTATAATCAACAACTTTATGAGGATAAAATTTGAGCGGCAAAATTGTTTTGCCATGAATAGAGCAACGTTGGTGGAAAAAGCGACTATTTCGCCATGAGCCAACTATCTTTCACAAGGACCAAGGATGTTTGATTTTAACAATTTTCCGCCCCAGTTTTTGCACACTGATGTCAGTCTCACATTAAGCATTATTGATTCTTTTATTAATCAAACAGAAGTGTCAATTGCAGAAAGTGTTGAAAAGTTCTATCAAAATTCACCAGAAGAGATCGAACTAGATTTTCGAGATGATGAAGGAAATTTCATTAGTATTGACTACTACATGGGACTTGATAGTAGCTCTGTAGATCTGCATGACATGTTCACGTCATATTACCCCAGCATAACTCGGCGCTCTGTTTTTTTGACTCTTTATGGAATGCTTGAGCATGATTTTGAAAAGCTGTGTAATGGTTTTGCAAATCATCATGGAGCGCCAGTAAAGCTATCTGAGCTTAAAGGTAATGGCTTTGAGCGTTGCGATTTGTTTACGCGAAAGATCATAGGAATGCCAACTTCAGAGCATTTCTCTCTTGTCAAGAAAGTGACAAAGCTACGCAATGCTTGTGCGCATAATGATGCAAGATTTGTTGAAAACGATGGAAGACCTATTCGTGAATTAGAAGAACTAATGCGCTTACATCCCGAGGTACTAGTCTGCGATCAAAAGCAGGTTAATTTCAAAGAAGGATCACTTCAGACGCTTACTGCAATATTGAAAAACTACTTCAACGATGTAGAGAAAGCTCTAAAGGCTCTTAAAAAACCTGACCCTTTTATTGCATTCCATAAGTGAAAAAGCCGCCCTAAGGCGGCTTGAATCACTTGTATTGGTTTATGGTAATAGGAAAGTTGAGAATGGTATTAACCTGCCAACCATTTTCAGCACCTTGTGTATTCCATAATGCCAAAAACAGGGTCACGGCCAAGCCGTAAATCTCGCTTTTGCTCATTATCTGGTTCCATTGAACCGCTGGCCTTCGGCTAGCCACATGCGCATTAGAGAAGGCTAACGCAGATGCTTGCGGGTGAAAATTAAGGTAACTCTGACGCCGATAAATGGGCTGAGAATCCCGTCTACCTTCCTGTTTGTACAATCAAAGCATTCCACCGATCGCTGAACCTTTGCAAACTTTTTTTTTCAGAAAAGTGATATAAATTTCTCCCCTTTAAATTTTCAGCAATATCAGATAATTATAAACTTTTAAATTCTTAAAAACTGGCGGCGCTGGTGCTTGACACTGTATGTTGGGTGGTGTTAGTGCAGCCTTGCTCTTGAAACGGAAGCAACAAACCGTATACTGACTTCGAAGGCTAACGCAGGTGTTTTCGAAAGATTACTTCCCTGTTGCCCGCGAAGATTGCCTGAGAACAATTTTCGCATTCTGGATAAATGCTTGAGAACATTTCCCGGATTCAATTAAGCCGCCTTCGGGCGGTTTTTTTGTATTTGCTGAACAATCTTTGCTTATGAAGTAAGCATGACATAAATATAACTCAATACAATACCTTGACCGCGCGTTGAATCTTATCTCGTAATAATTACTCATCTAATAGTTAATTATATCAAAGACATGGCTTGTGGATAACTTTTAGTTAATTTGATCGAATGCGTATTTCTTATTCAATCCTAAGGATTCAGTAAGGCAACTCCCATCAATTCGTCATGGCTTGCAGTATAACACGGTCGGTTTTGTGAATTATCCTGCGAATGTCAACGCGGTTAACCTGCAGAGCCAGAGCTATAGATCGCAGGAGCTGGGGAGGCGAAGCTGTATCAACATACAGCTTGGCAGAGGCGGAATGATGGCAGGTTCTTAGATATTATTTTTCAGTAGGGCAAAAAGCATTGGCCTGCTATCAATGGTGTTTCCCTTCAGGTCTTTACATACCCAATTCTTTTTCAGAAACGTGATATAGCAGTCAGTGCGATTTATCCGTAACGGCTCGGTTCGACCAGCTTCTACAAAGCCTTTTGCCTTCCAGTAGCCGCGCATTTTGTCCAACTCGATCTGCTTCAAACTTAAGTTCATAAGTGCAAAATTCATAAAGTTTTAGAATGAACTTATTCTTATATGAAATCGCCCACTGGTCAATTCCATAACCTTAATCTTATACTGTGTTTTTATACAGTTAAAAAGGAGGGGGTGAGTATGCGCTTAGAAATAATTGCAATGCCTGACGAAGCCGCGCCACGACAGGCTTTCAGGCAGTTTATAGAAAAAGTGGCGGCGGGGTTTCCGTCTCCAGCTATCGGATATGAAGACACGCCACTGGACCTGAATGAGTATTGCGTCAGAGCCAAAACGGCCACTTATTTCGTCCGCTGCGAAGGCGAGTCGATGATTGGGGCCGGTATTTTTGACGGCGATCTGCTGGTGGTAGATAAATCGAAGGCGGCGGCAGACGGGCAGATCGTGATTGCCTCTGTGGACGGAGAGTTTACGGTAAAAAAGCTACAGCTGAGGCCGGTGCCGATGCTGCTGGCCATGAACCCGCGCTATAAGCCGATCCCTGTCGAGCCTGATGGTCTGGAAATATGGGGGGTGGTGACATACGTCATCCACCGTACTGACAATGTTCCTGCACAGTGACGTTAACGCCTTCTACGTGTCGGCCGAGCTGGCATTTAGGCCGGACCTTTACGGGCGTCCTGTCGTGGTGGCGACCAACAATGATGGCTGTATTGCGGCGCTGAACCGTGAGGCGAAAAACGTAGGCCTGAAGCGGGGCGATCCGCTGTTTAAAATCCGCGATACCATCCGGCGTTACGGTGTGGTGGTGTTCAGCAGCAACTACACGCTGTATGACGCATTCAGCAAGCGTTTCCATACGATCGTGGGCGAGTATGTCCCTAACCTGGAAGCGTACTCGATCGACGAGGTTTTCGGCTCTCTGGACGGTATGGAAAAGCTGGTGGAATTTCAGACATTCGGGGAAGAGATCCGGCGCACTGTTATCCAGCACACAACGATGAAGTGCGGTATAGGGATAGCAGAGACGAAGACGCTCTGTAAGGTAGCCACGCATGCAGCAAAGACTTGGCCCAAAACAGGCGGCGTGGTGGTGCTGACCGACCCGAAGAGGCGCGACAAGCTGCTGTCGCTGCTCGACGTCTCCGAAACTTGGGGTGTCGGCAGAAAGATAGGGGCCAGGCTGCAGCTGATGAACATCAAAACGATGCTCGACCTTGCCCGTGCTGACACAACCATGATCCGTAAAAACTTCAATGTGATGCTGGAGCGCACGGTCCGGGAGCTGCGCGGCGAACGCTGCTTTGAGCTCGAAGATAACCCGCCAACAAAACAGCAGATTGTGGTGAGCCGTTCGTTCGGCAAACGCCTCAGCAGTCTGGATGAAGTGAGTAACGCGGTCTGCTTCTTTGCCACCAGCGCCGGTGAAAAACTGCGGCGTGAAAAGCAGTACTGCCGGAACATTACGGTATTCATTCAGACAAGCAAACACGATCCGCGCCGCCCGTATTATTCACGCGGCGCCAGCCATTCGTTTACGACGGCCACACAGGATACCCGCGATCTGATTGATGCTGCCGTGCGCGGCCTTAAGGCTATCTGGCGCGACGGCTACGAGTATGCGAAGGCCGGGGTGATGCTGGGGGAGTTCTGCGGTTCAGAGCAGCAGCTAAACCTGTTTGACGAGGCTCCGCCACGTCCTGGCAGCGATAAACTGATGGCCGTGATGGATAAGCTGAACAGCTATCAGCGCGGCACGCTGTTTATTGCTGGTCAGGGCGTCAATCCGGCCTACCAGATGAAGCGGGAAATGTTATCTCCACGTTATCTGACGCGCTGGGAAGAGTTACCCATCGTAAAGATGAAATAATTTGCGATAAGTACATTATTATCAGTAATTTAACTTAATTATAATTGCGGAGTGGTTAGTGCCACTACTTTTAGTAGTTGCGCTGATCACTTCTTGATCGCTTCTTAGAGTGTGCCTACAATCAGAAAAAACTGAAAACGCATAAGATTATGAAATGCGTTAACTTTTCTGGCTTGGAGTTGTACGGATATGACTGACACAGCAAACTTAGCTTTTATTTTAATGACGTTTTTCTTTGCAGTACTGGCACTGGCAACTGTCGCTACATTGTTCAGATTGCCTGCGATGATGCGCGCATTTGACGACTATATAGCAAAATCAAACACGCCAAACTAATCCCCTGATACACCCCGCTTTAAATTTTTGCCTATCTGATGACCTGCTGGCTGTACCTTAAGCCAGCGGGTCTTAGTCTTATCTTTTAAATGTAAGTTTAAGATTAAATTTAAATAAATTTTAGAATGTAATAAACTTAAGTGCGGAATTAACCACTGGAATATTACATATGACCGGCACTGCTAAACCCCTCAATCTGAGCCAGCCGTTTCTCGTCAGCGCTTTAATCGCTGAAATCGCAAAACAATCACCTCATACCAATGTGAACAATGCGCAGTTCGCTGCCATTGTGGATGCGGTTAACCATGTAGTTGCTGCCTTCAACCGTGATAGCGGTGATGCCTGATGACCGACCGCTTTTACATGATCTGCACCAGAGATACAGTAGGCAGTAATGCCTCTTTCTGGTGCCAGAATGGTTATGGCTACCACACAAATATTGATAAAGCGCACGTCTATACCCTGGCAGAAGCACAGAGCCGGTGGAATACAGGCCGGAGTATCGATCAACCCGTTTGCGCTGACAGCGTGGATGCGCTGGCCGTCGTTCACGTTGACCACCAGCATGTACCCGGTGAGACGATCATTACCCCTGGCTGCAACCGGTATGTTGCCTTTCAGAGAGCACGCTGGGACGGCAATGATCTTTACTGGCTGCGCAACGGTGGACTGCCGACGACCGACTTTTCACAAGCGGCCACTTTTAATCAACCAGGCGACACAGCCGATCTGGTCTGGCTACCGTTCGCCACGGCTGACGCAGTAAAGCGCCGCACGTTCCCAATTGCCATGCTGGATCATCGCCGCATGGTGCAGGGCGCTGGTCTGCGAGTACCGGCGCACATCAGCCGCGCCCGCCGCCGCAAACCCGGTACTGGGAAAATTCGTTTCAACTGCCCTGGATGCGGCCGCATCCACTGGCAACTCAATCCGTATGATTTTGAAGGCTGCGCCGACTGGCAGTGTGAAGGGGCGCGAACGCATGGATAAGGCCGTTTTAGATATGTGCTGTGGTCCGCGCATGATGTGGTTCGATAAAGCCGACCTCCGCGTACTGTATTCCGATATCCGGGAAGAAACCCACCAGCTGCCCGACCGGGAGCTGGTTATCAGCCCGGACGTGATTGCCGACTTCCGATCCTTACCGTTTCCGGATAACTCATTTTATGTGATTGCCTTTGACCCGCCGCACCTAGAGCGGGCAGGAGAAAAGGGCTGGCAGCGCCTCAAGTATGGAGTGCTCAATCGCGGAACCTGGCGCAATGATCTGCGCGCCGGTTTTGCTGAGGCCTTCCGCGTGCTCCGCCCGAATGGCCTGCTGATTTTTAAATGGAATGAAACGCAGATCCAGGCGCGGGACATTCTGGCACTGACTGACCAGAAACCCCTGTTTGGCCACATCAGCGGGAAGCGTGGTTTAACACACTGGTTTACCTTCATCAAAGACGGAGAGCAGCAATGAACCTGCGCAAATTTTTCCGGCTCAAAGCGCCCTGCGCAAACTGCCCATTCCTGAAAACTGGTGGTATCGAGCTGAATCCCGGACGCCTTGACGGCATCAAAGCGCACCTGTTGCGAGATGACTTCTCATCGTTCTATTGCCACAAAACCACGCACCATACTGGGGAAGAAGAGGACGAAGAGGGAGAGGGCTACAGCCCGTCCGGCAAAGAGGCGCACTGCGCCGGCGCCGTAGCGTTTTTGCTGTCCCGCGGCCGTCATAATATCGCTATGCGCCTGGCGTTCAGTGAGGGTCATACAACGCCTGCTGACTTTGAGACCGCAATAAACATGATTGCCACGGAAAGCTGAGGGTGCCGCCATGATTAGCGCCCGCCTGACTGATAAAGAGCTGGAAATGTTCGCCGCCGATCCACAGAACTACCTGGCATTTGCGCCCAACTACGCGCTAACGCAGATGATGGCCAGAGAGCTGCTGGCGCTACGCCGTTCCGGTTCGGAGCTGGTGGAAGTGGCAAAGGCAGGGCTGGAGTATATCGACGCGATACCGGCTGATATCGCTGGTGCATTTGACGCTATGCCGGGATTCGATCGTGACTGGGCCGAAGAGACAATAAGTGAAGTGAAACAGCTGGTGCTGACCCGTAAGCCACTAGAATGATTAAAATTAATTTGCTTGTATTGACAAGCAAAATCACGATCTGTATATTTCACTTCATGGCGCTGCTTTAGCGCCACCGCCCTGGCGGCTCCAGGCACTAAGGAACAATGTTATGAATACCTCTTCAATGACAGCTACCGCTGCGCTTCAGCACATGTCTTACACCCTGACCGGTGCAATCAAGCAGAGTCAGCAGCCTGGTTTTATCACGGCGGAAGCCTACGCAGATATCCAAACCAATTATGAGTTGGTGGCCGCCAGCTGCACAGACATGGCGACCGTTGTCTGGCTGCGTAATCACCTCTGCTTTGGCTACAGTAGCGATGAACACACTTTTGAAGAGATCAATCTGCGCTACCGCGATCACATCGACTTCATCCTCAAGTCTGGCTGGCGTCCAGGTACTGCACCGGCGCACCGCATGGTGCTCAGTAACATGTTTGAGCTGGATTGGTGGGATCCGCAGCAGATCGTGGTGACTTCACACACTGAGGATACCGTTACCGGCACGGCCACCATGACAGACACGGAAGGCGAATATCAATTCGCGTTTGAGTGGACAATGGTTATGGGCGAAGAGGCCGAGCAACACGATCTGCCGTTCATGGTAAACATCACGGCAGCACGGTTTACCCTGCCGTATGAGTTCGCCCTGTTTGAATGTGATGGAAGCCCGCTTGATGCGCTGACGGCGCTACAGGAACTGGACTGCGGCTTGGGCTTTTGTATTGAGTATTTCCCTGATATTTACAAGCAATATGCCCCGGCAGAAGGGGCAACTAACCGAGGCTAATCATGACCGATAAAGCACGCGATTCACGGGCTTTAAATTCAGTTAAAGGAGCCGCCCCAGCGACGGCTCAGATTCAGATGCGCGTCATTCCCGAAGTTAAAAACCGATACGTCGCGCAGGCGCAGCGGGAAGGGATGAAACTGTCAGAATGGATACAGCATCACCTCGATGCGGTATGCCAGTCGGCGGACGACGCAAAGCAACAGGATACGGACACCAGTGATTAAACAGGAAATCAGGGCGCTGTTTGTGGCGCACGGCTTCAAAGTGGAGCAGCAGCCTGACGGCAGTACCGATTTAAATCCCGCCTGCTACAGCGTCGCTCAGGCGCTTGCAGAGCGGTTCAGCGATATTTACGGGCAACCGGCAGGGAATGTTGAGATCGCTGCTGGTGGTGGCGCAGAGGCCCGCACGATGGCTCTGTTTCACGATAAAGCAGCCAGTATCGAGTTTCCGACGTTCATTATGCGCAAGCCTTCGCAAAACCCCGCGCTGGCCACCAGCAAAAATCCTGCATCCGGGCGCTGATGGACGACCGGCTAAATAAGTTCGGCTGGCTCTCTTTTGAGAACTGGCCGGACAGTGAAGTACACGACTATCTGACTACCAAATGCGGCATCATCCACGCCCGCAAGTTGCCGGATGGCAGCTGGATTAATGTTCTACGGCTGATACGTACCTTTGCCATTCGCTCTCAATGGACGTCTTTCATATTATCCAGTATTTTTAACTGATTAGGATGAGTGCTTAGGAATATAAAAAGTGATCGATAATCCGTTACCAGCAAGCTGGCAAGACCTTCAGTTCGGTGTTCAACGTATTTTTCGAAACCTGGGTTTGAATGCAGAAGTAGAAGTTGATTTAGAAACCCCGCGAGGTTCGGTGAATGTGGATGTACTTGCGACAGATATTCGTAGCTTAGATAAAATTACATATATTGTGGAGTGCAAAAATTGGGGCAATAACATTCCTCAATCGGTGGTTCATTCGTTTACTACAGTAATGCATGAAACCGGCGCTAATGTTGGGTTTATTATTTCAAAGCACGGCCTTCAGCAGGGAGCAAAGCGATACACCAAAAATACCAATATTATCGGGATGACCTATCTGGAGTTTCAGCAAAGATATTTTGAGGCTTGGTGGAGAAGGTACTTTTGCCCGCGTATTGGCGGTGCAGCGGATGAGCCTCTTCAATACGTAGAACCGATGAACGGTAAGCGGGACAAAGAATACGCCAAACTTAGCCCTCAAGCTCAAGAGGAATTTATTCAACTAGAGCGAGAGCGAGGCATGCTAGTTATGGTCATGGCTATGATGGATGCTTCATCATATAGTCCGTCCATGAGGCATCTGGGAGATATTCCAAATAACTTTGAAGAGTTTAAAGAGAAAGTGCTCACGCAGATAGCGCCGGGCATTGATTACCGCTGTAACACCTACAGGGAGTTGCTGGAAATTATTTTGGAATATCTGGCGGATACTAAAGCCAGGTTTGATGCAATATTCGGAGGGGCAATATTTGAGCCGAGGGAGTCTAGAAATAAGATTACTGTGCTGGGGCCTCCGTTAATTGGTGATGTTTACCATTATTAATTTATCCGGCTGGTGGCCGGTTATCACTTCAAGCAATTCAGAACGGCAGAAAATGGAAATCAGGATTAAATGCCCGCACTGCGGATCAGGAAGCGTCAAGAGCAGCAGGGCAGTCTATGAGCAGGGAACCTCCAACACGCGCAGCGTCAGCCACACAGGATGGATATCGAATCGCGGATCAGGCGGTAGCAGGCGACAGGGTAAATCAACGCGCCAGTCGGTTGCTGCTTCGCGCAATGCGCCAGCTGGCGGAAGGCTGGAGGGACTTACATTTGTTGCCTCGTTCCTCCTGTCTGCCTGGCTGATACTCGATATACCGGCGACCACAGTACTGGGATCGGTAATTGCCGGAGCAGTGATCGCATTCCTGATAACCGCGCTGGTGGCGCACCTCAACCGGCATAACCGGCGCAGGGCGCGTGAGAACTACAACAGGCAGTGGTATTGCAGTAAATGCGGCGACACGTTTTTACGCGATAACGGTGTAAGCGCATAATCTGACGCGGCTGGTGGATAAGCGGGCAGTTCCGTTCAGTACCGGGCCACCAGCCCGCAGGAATAAAAGATCCACTTAAAGCAGGCGTTCCCCCGACTGCCTGGCGGTTGCCCTCAGCTGCCAGCATCCCTAGAATGCGCCCTTATTTACAATATTTTGACGATTTTCAAACGGACTTATGACGCAACAACTCAAATCTATTCAGGCGCTGCGCGGGCTTGCTTGCCTCGCCGTCGTTACCTTCCATTTCCGCTACCAGATACAAGAGCAGTACCCGGCATTAACCAAACTGCTTTCAACCGGCGTTGTTGGTGTGGATCTGTTTTTCATCCTCAGTGGCTTTGTTATTACACTCTCTGTATCTCGCATGGGTATCGGATTTGCTGCAGCGGGCGACTTCCTGAAGCGCCGTGCGCTGCGCCTGCTGCCCGCCTACTTCATTCTGCTGCTAATAAACTTTTTCTTAAGCGGAGGAATGGCGACGTTTCACTATGCTGATAAAACGCAGGCGGTGATTAGCGCGGCGACGCTATCTGTTTACCTGCCGCAGCACGCGCCGTTTTACGTGGACGACAGCGGGTTTATGGGTGTGCGCTGGACGCTCAACTACGAGTTTCTGTTTTACCTGATGATGGCTGTATGCCTGCTGGTGCGCGCACGCTGGGTGGCGCTGGTCGCAATGCTGGGCGCGGTGCTGGTGGCAGTACCGATGGCAGCTGGCCACCAGCCGACGCTGCTGGTGCAAGGATATGACATGGGCCACGCCTACCTGAATCTGATGACGAACCCGATTATCTGGCAGTTCGCTGCAGGTGTGCTGATTGGTCTGGTTTACCCGCACATGGCGCGCCTGCCGGTTGCCATGCGGGTGCCGTTCCTGCTGGCTGCGGTTGCCCTGTTTGTGCAGCACATTATCAGCTACCAGAATATAGGGCATGGCCTGATGGCGTCCGGCACCGTACTGGCACTGCTGCTGGCCGCTGTAGCGTTCAACGAAAGCTGGTTAGGGCGTATCACACCGCGCTGGCTGGTATTCCTAGGGGATATTTCTTTCTCTGTATATCTGATTCATATCGTGACCAAAGCCCGGTTAGCAAAAGCATTCACGGATCAGGGTATGGTGTTCTTCGTGTGTAACGTCCTGCTGGCGCTGTTGCTGGGCTGGCTCAGCTACCGCTATATTGAGCCAATCGGACAGAAGATCGTGCGCTGGCGCAGAGAGAAAGCGCTCCGTACCGCAAGCAACGACGCATAGCCCGCAACCATTAACAGCCCGCATCAAGCGGGCTTTTTACTGCCTTACAGTTCCACCAGCGTAACCCGCTTCTTTGCTGCCCCTATATCACAAACCGCTTATCCTGGCCGTCATATCCATTCAGAGGCCACCAGCATGACTATTCCAACTGACTCAAACAGCACTGCCAACAATGCGGTCGCACTGCCCGAAACATTCAACGCCGGTGAATTAACCCTGAACGCCGGCGCAGCATTTTCTATACCGATCGCCCCGGCGCCGCTGGTGATTACTTTCTGCGGAACGGATGGTACGCGCGCGCAGCTTACAGTGAATCAGGGCAGGGTGACGTTTGAGGGCGATCCCGACGCTGCAGCAGAAATGTTTATCGAGGCAGTGACGCGAAAGCATGCGCAGCAGTGGGGCGCGCAGCAGGCGCAGCTGGAGGAAGCAGAAGCCCGCCTGGCGACGTACTCACACCATAACGGCCTGATGATGCTCTCACAGCGGCTGGTGGACGTAGAGAAGGATCGCAACGTATTACGGAAAAAAGTTAATCAGTCGGCAACAGTCATGTCAGGTTTAGATTGAACGATATGCTGTCAGGTCTAAACGTTCACTGTAATCAGCGGTTAAAGAGTCATTTGCAGTCGCATTAAATGACCCAAAAACTCATTAAAAAAAAGGGGGGTAAAATTTGTAATAAATATTGCACCCCATCCGGACTTTTGCTACCTTATGCGCTGAGAGCTTGTGCAGCTGCCAAACTGGCTGGCTGACAACGTTAAGGAGATGGCAAACAGTCCGCTCTCACTGGGTTGCCAACACTGGAGTAAAAAAGATGACGACGATTTCTCAGAAGTCGGCCCGCGAAATGCTCGGAACACCAGAGCAGTTTAGAGGCGGAGTCTTTGTGACAAAGAATGGTGCAGCTGAACTGTTTATCCAGACCGCCGAAGAACGTGAAGCGGAACTGGTAGAACGCCATCAGCAGCAACAGGTAAACGCGATGCTGAAACTGGTTAGCCTGTCTCAGCGTGATTATGAACAAGGTCGCTTTAGCTCGGCCCGTGACCTACTGGCGCGGAGGCGTGCGGAGCAAATAAAATAGAATAGGAGTAATAAATGGCAAAAGCTTTAACATCTGAAACAACTGATCTCACCCTTGATATTATCGGGGCTTATAAAGAAAAACGGATGACACAATCCGAGGCACGGGCTTTTGCCACCGACCTTCTTGCACAAGCTATCGACGCTATTGAAGCAAATCCTCTCCAGTACCGTGAAGATATTTACGCTTTAGAGCGCGGTGTGCGCTTGCGTCGCTGGTTAAATCCTACCGGTGAATACATCTGTCTTTACCGCTACGATGAAGTCACTGATGAGGCAAAACTTGATATTTTTGCCAGCACACGTCAGGACTTGCAATCACTTCTCTACCTCGTCCAGATTTCCCATCCATAGGATGTAAAACGCCTCCTGAAACCGGATGTTCGGTAGTAAGGGGGATATCGCTAAAAAGCGCATCTGCTGCCAGCCAAAGCCCCTGTAGTGGGCTTGGTAGCTGGCTGTTAAATGCTATTTGATGACCGGGATATCTCGCAGACGAGTTGTATAGCGCGGCGACAGCATATTACGCTTCATCTGCCACGCGCTGTCCTGCTCTCCCTGTCCCGCGAAAAATACCTTCCCCCTCCCGGAGCGATTGATAGCATCCAGCGCGGCCATCAGCGCATCTGCGTTTGCACGCGGCTGCTGCTCACTGAACATGTCGAACTGCGCCACGCCAGACTGATAAAAATCCCCCAGCATGACGCCAGCTTTTGAATACCGGTAGCCATCGCGCCAGATGGTACTTAACCCGCGAAGCGCAGACTCTATAATATCCCGCGTGTCGCTGGTGGGGTAGTCGCAGACGCATGACGCCGAATTGGAATACTGCGGTTCGTTCGCGTGCCTGGCGGTAGCGATCGATACGCTGATATGTCGGCAACGCGAGTTCTGCTCTCTCAGCTTTTCTGCCGCACGGGTGGCATAGAGTGTGACGGCCTGCTTCATGCCCTCCAGTTCTGTGATCTTCTCGCCAAATGACCGTGAGTTCAGGATGTTCTGCTTCGGCGGCGGAGCGTCTTCCAGTGCAATGCAGGACTCGCCATTGAGCTCGCGTGTTGTGCGCTCAACGATAACGTCAAAGTTTTTCCTGATCATGCTGATGTTACTGTCAGCCAGCTGCAGAGCCGTGGTAATTCCCAGCTGGTACATGCGCTTAGTAATGCGCGGGCCAATACCCCAGATATCGCCAACGTCGGTCAGGTGAAGCAGCTTTCGCTGCCTGATACGACTGGAGAGGTCAACTACACCCTTAGTCTGCGTCCACTTTTTCGCAGCATGGTTAGCTAGCTTGGCCAGCGTCTTCGTTGGGCCGAACCCTACGCCGATGATCAGGCCAGTTTCCTGCCGGATGCGCTCACGCATCTGGTGTCCGAACGTCTCAAGCGGGATCAAATTGGCAATGCCGGTGACATCCAGAAACGACTCATCAATGGAGTAAACCTCCTGTCCCGCAGCCATCTCGCCCAGCAGGGCCATCATGCGTGCCGACATATCGCCGTTTATGTGGAATACAAAAACAACGTCAAAGGCAGGTACATTTGCGTGATTAGAGTACGCGTGCAAGAGGAATATCAGACCAGCGGGTTGTCCATGACGGACTCAGCATCTCCCGTTTCATTTTCCATTCCGGATTAATTCCCTGTCCGGCGAACCATATGCTACCCAGTCCGGACTGGTTGATCCCGTCCAGCACTTTCATCAGCTGTGCACTGTTGGACCGCGGTTGCACATCATCAAAGAGATTCAGCTGGCTGATACCATCTGGAGTGAAGTCATCGAGCATAATTCCCGCTTTCATGTACCGGCGGCCTTCCAGCCATATACGGTCAAGCGATCTCATAGTTACCCCGATGATGTCCCGGGTATCCTGCGTGGGTACACTGAGCTTTTCGCCAGCGCTGTTGCCGTAAAATACCTCATTGGCTGTGTGAGGAGATGTACGAATAAAAACACTGATGCGCCTGCAGAACTGGCGTTCGAGTCTTAGCTTTTCAGCCGCTCGCGTTGCATACTGACAAAGCGCCTGCTGCATGGCCACTTTCGAGGTAATGCGCTCTCCAAATGATCTGGAGCAGCAAATCTGCTGTTTAGCAGGAGGCAGCTCCTCTAACGGGATGCAGGACTCACCGTTCAGTTCACGTACGGTTCGCTCCAGTACCACGTTAAAGTTCTTTCGTATAAGGGCCGGGTGAGAACATGCCAGCTGAAGGGCATTATGAATTCCCATCAGGTTGAGACGTTTGCCGATGCGCCTGCCAACCCCCCAGATTTCCTCTACAGGCTGTTTTTCCAGAAGAGTGGCGGTTCGCTTCGGATTGCCTGGTGTCAGTGCCAGTACACCCCTGAACTGCTTCCATTCTTTACTCGCCCATTGGGCTGATTTTGCCAGAGTTTTTGTTGGCCCCATTCCGACGCCGACAGTCAGTCCCGTGATATTAAGCACGTGCGTTCTCAGGCGGCGGCCAAAATGTTCGAAGTCTTCGCAGCTGTCAATACCTGTGAGGTCAAGAAACATTTCATCAATACTGTATTGCTCGACGCGGGGCGCGATTTCTTCCAGTGCGGTCATCACGCGCTGGCTGAGGTTATGGTAAAGCCCGTAGTTTGAACTGAAGATAAATACCTCTTCAGGATAGGGATTATTCTTTAGCTGAAACCACGGTACGCCCATTTTTATGCCGAGCTTTTTAGCTCCTGCGCTGCGAGCAATCACGCAGCCGTCATTATTTGAAAGAACCACGACAGGTTTGTCCCGTAAATCCGGACGGAAGAGCATCTCGCAGCTGGCATAGAATGAATTAACGTCAGCAAGTCCAAACATGGCCAT